CATCCGCCACCGGCGACTATGGCGCTGCATCCGCCACCGGCCACCGAGGCGCCGCATCCGCCACCGGCAACTACGGCGCTGCATCCGCCACCGGCGACCAAGGCGCCGCATCCGCCACCGGCTACCAAGGCGCCGCATCCGCCACCGGCTACCAAGGCGCCGCATCCGCCACCGGCAACTACGGCGCCGCATCCGCCACTGGCTACCAAGGCGCTGCATCCGCCACCGGCAACTACGGCGCTGCATCCGCCACCGGCGACCAAGGCGCCGCATCCGCCACCGGCTACCAAGGCGCCGCATCCGCCACCGGCGACCGAGGCGCTGCATCCGCCACCGGCAACTACGGCGCTGCATCCGCCACCGGCTACCAAGGCGCCGCATCCGCCACCGGCTACCAAGGCGCCGCATCCGCCACCGGCGACCGAGGCGCCGCATCCGCCACCGGCGACCGAGGCGCCGCATCCGCCACCGGCTACCAAGGCGCCGCATCCGCCACCGGCTACCAAGGCGCCGCATCCGCCACCGGCGACCGAGGCGCCGCATCCGCCACCGGCGACCGAGGCCGAGTCATGGGATCCGACGGCAACGCGCTGTTTCTGACACGGCGTGATAACACCTTCGCCATCACTCACGTCTGGGCCGGCATTGTGGGTCAGAGCGGCATCAAGCCCGGCGTTTGGTATACATTGAACGAAAACGGCGAACCCTCGGAAGTTGAATAAGGAGCACCAAACCAATGATCTCCCCCACCCGTACATTCGTACCGAGGTTCTCACTCCTTTTGCCGGACAACACTGGCATCGCGGACGAGCACAAGGTAGGCTTCGGCGCCGGATGGCGCCAGGCGATGCGTCAAGTGGACTCGCTGCTCGAGCCGCTTACACCGCCAAGCAAGGTCGTGAAGCTGCGCAATGCACTGGCGGACCTGCTTGAGTTGTACAAGGATTCAAAAGAGATACACCACCCGGCGTGGGTGGAAGCCATTGACGCCCTCGGCAGCATCGCCGAGTACATCGAATAAGGAGCACCCCACCACAATGCCCAACCCCAACACCTGCCTCACCTGCCACTACAGCCTCGGCCACACGGCACCCACTTCGCTTGGGCGCTGCACCGTGCCACTGCCTCCCACAACGCCGCCGACGCACCTAGACAAGACCCGCGGCGACTATGTGTGCGCTTTGTGGGCGCGGAAGGTGAAAGCTGTGCAAACCCCGCCGGAACGCTTCCCCACACCTGGCTGGGAGAATGACACGGCGCGCGGATCCGGTCGCACAACCCGGCAACTGAAAGAAGCGCCACGCTATGCGTACTACGTGTGCCCAAACACAGCGTCTATTAACTACACAAAGCGAATGGCTATTTCGCTGGGGCGCAGTGATTTGCACTTTACGACAGCGGACATGTTTGGCACTTTGCGTGGCGTGTACATGCTCAATATCGTGCTGGACCACGCCTGCATGCTGACGGCGACGGAAATGGAGAACTTTCGTATCCTGCAGTCGCGCTGCGAAGAAGCAACAAACCCGTGAACCCCAGACTCGTCTACGCGATCAAAGTAATCGCACTGTTGTTTTCCATCGCGTTCTTTTCGCTTTGGGCCGGTTTACTTGTGTTTTTGTTGTGGGGAGTGTGACGTGAAACATTCAGCAACCATTCTGGCTGTCCTTTTCGGCGTCGTCTTTGCTGGGTTGTATGTTCTGGTAGCGGTGTCCGTAACAGGATTCATGCACCCATGAAGAAATCCCCTCAACGCCATAAACAACGGCGGCGTTTGCGTGACCAGCGGTTCTACACGTTTATGGCTCCCTATTGGCGCTATTCACCTGTGTCCGACTTCAACGGTGTTTTTGTCGTGACCGGTTCGGAGCCGCGAACTGTGACCATTGAAGGCCTGATACCCGTACAACCCCGCGGCGCACCGGCGTCGTAGCTTGGCTGAAGGAGTGGCTGCCGTGATTGACCCAACACCCAGTGTCCGTTATCCGACCGAAAATCTAATGGACGCGTTGTGCGATGTCCTAGAAGACACCGACGTCAACATTTTCCATGTACCTAAGAACCCCAATGGATACGGTATTCAAGCCGACCGCGCGGTTCTGACGGTGCTGCAGCACCTGGTCGATATGAAGAACGCCCTCCCGTATGTAAAGGAAAAGCACGACGCGGCGTTGGCGGACCCGGCTACAGTGTTCGAGGCCACGATCAAGGCTTTGATCGAAGAGTTTGAATTGTGATCGGCCTCGTATTTTTCCGTTGACATAGCCTACCGCCGCCGGCATGATGGGAACACCAACAAGGAGCACAAAACCCATGACCGAAGAAATTATTGATTTTGACGCCGGTCTTCCTGCTGGGACGCATATCACTACCGCTATCCGCGGCGCTCTTTCTCGCTCGCAAATGTATAACCAGACCCATCGCTTCAAGTTCAACGACATCACGATGGTCGTGTCACCGACGCAGACCGAGGACGAAGCCCTGGCGACCTACGACCGGCTTTGCGAGGAGTCCGCCGCCAGGTGGCGCGCTAGTCCCGAAGGCATCGCGTCGGCGAAGCGGCGTGCGAAGGAACTCGCAAAAAAGCAACGCGCGCACGATAGCCTCATGACGACGGATTTCCCCCAAACAACCTTCGCCAGCACTTCGGAAGCGGTATCCTGGTTGGCGGACTACGCTGAAGCAACCAATGACATCGGCGTCATCAACCAGGATTATCCCAAGGTTGTGGACTGCCTCAAACGGTCTGGCTTCGTCGTCTATGAGTTTGTTGGCGAACCACTTGATAGCTTCACGGCGGACCGTACGGGTCGGTGGCTGATCGGCCAGGCGATGCACCAGATGGAAAACCTTAACATGCCGCCGCATGAAAACATGGTTGGCATATTTTCCGAGCGGTATTTCACGATGCTGGAGGACGAAAACAATGGTTGACTTCATCCGTCTGACGATGCCGGACATATCACCTATCGTCGTGCCGACGAAGGATATCGCGCGCATTATCCCTCGCCTCGCCACCGGCACTGGTTCGCGTGTGCAGTGTTATAAACAGGAACCTTTCGCGGTTCTTGAGACACCCGATGAGATCGGGGAGATGCTTGGCGCGGCGTGTGCGGCGCCGACGGCGACGGAAGAGAGGACGTCGAAGCCCGTGCATTTCACGGCACAAGACGTGCGCGATCTGTGTAATGGTCTGACAAGCATTATCCCCGCAATTCTCCGCAACAGAGGCGCCACCGTTGAATGGCTGAAGGGGGAGATCAGGTGATGAGCGACGATCACCGCGATTATGACGGCACTCAGAATTGCGGCGGCTGCCGCTACTGGTCGGAGTTGCTGGCGATGGCCGATGAAACCGGCGTGAAAGCCATGTGCTTGTCATCTGACAGTCGTTTCGCGCGGACCTACACAACCCGGCGTCAGGTGTGTGCTCAATGGGCCGAAGGATCACTCGGCGCCGTGGATGATCCCGACTGGGGCGATATGGTCCCTTACGAGAATGAGGAAGACTGACATGAACCACCCCCTCACCCCCGGCCTCAAGAGCGCGCTGGATATTCTGCAGAAACAGCGCCAAGCCATGGCGGCGGATCCTCGCAAGCGCGCCAACCAGGACGCCTACAACCGCGGTTATGTCCAGGCACTCGCTGACTTCGCGGCGATTTTGCAGAACAATATCAAGTTGATGGAAGGAGATGTGTGATGGAAATGGACGAGAAGGCTTTCAACGCCGCTTGTCGCGCGCTGGACGCGATGCCGTCTGATGCTGCGGGTCCCGGCTTGGATGCGCTCACTCGTGCATATGCTAAGTGTGCTATTGTTACGTATGATGCCGAACTGTGGCGCCCTATCGCAGAAGCGCCGACCGATGGGACGGTGGTACTCGTGTACGCGCCGCCGTATGAGTATCTTTCATCCATGATTACAACGGCGGCATACCATAAGGACGCGGGATGGTGTGTTTGCACACTGCGGACTGTTACGCACTTCCGCGCGCTGCCGCTGGGGCCACGGTCATGACGGACGACTCACTTAACGCTGCCGCGGATAACGCGACACAGCAACTGACGACGTTGCGTGAGGTAGCGCGAGAGCGCGCCTATAAATACGGATTATCTCTTAGTCTGGTTCGGGACGCGGCACCTGATCTTCTGGCAGCCGCTAAGCAGGTTGTGGCGTGGGCCGATCCAATCGCCATCTGCGCCCCCGAACTCGGTGCCGCGCAAACGGCTTTCTATAATCTTCGACTGGCTATCGCCAAAGCAGAAGGAACAACCTGATGGACGAACTAGCAACACGTTTGACCGCCTTCGCCGACAAGTATGGGCCGCATCTGGCCGATACAGTTCTCGCGGCGACGCGGTTTCAAGGGTACGCCAACTTGGCGGGCGGCGTCGTGGCGTTGGTGATCGCCGTCGTGAGTGGGTGGATGGTAAGGAAGTGCTACGTGGCGGCTACCAACGTCGATGAGGCTAAAGACCTTGGGCCTTATGTTTTTGCAGGGATAATGCTGGCGTGCGTGTGTTTATTCGCGTCGGTGACGGCCCTATGCCAACTCCTGGACCCATGGACCTACGCCGCCATTTTCTCGCCGGACGTGTACTTGGTGAAGAAAGCGATCAAACTCTGACGATTTCCCTTGCGGCACCAACCCGCACCCCGCTATAAAAGTCGGACACAAAGGAGCACACAAAAATGGATCAATCACCCGACATCAAGACCGGCCTCGATAACACGATCGTGTTCGCGTCCCGCAAGGGCGCCGCGGTTGTGCTGACCTTCTTCGCGGCGGGGATCACCTGCGAGACGTATCTGTGGGATCGCGAAGCCGACGAAACAGGGCGTAATCTGATCGCCTGTGTTGATACGGCGGAAATGCCGTTCTTTGAACGCGTAGAGTTTAAGGACGCGAATGGTTTGTGCGTTGCGGTTAACCGCGGTGCTCCTAACCGGGTTATTTTCACATTCGTATTCGGCGCGATCAAGAACGCCTTCCACCTGTCCCACGCCGCCGCCAAGGAACTCGGTGAAGCGCTGTGCGCCATTGCGGCGTCTGGCGCTACCGCATAACTAAACCCCTACCACAAAAGGAACACCACACCATGAAGACAGCTATCCGCCAGGGCGACGTTCTGATCGTCCCGAGCAAGTCCATTCCCAAGACGGCAACCGCCGTGGACCCTGAGAACGAGCGCCTGATCGTGGCACGCGGCGAAGCCACCGGCCATCATCACTCATTCCCACATATGCGCGGCGCGGTGCTGTTCCGCGACGACGGCAACGGCGGTCAGATGTATGTTGAGGCCAAGACCACGACGCCGCTGGATCACCAGGAGCACAGCACACTGATGCTGGCACCAGGCAAGTATGACGTCCGGATCCAGCGCGTGGCCCGAACCGGCGTCGTGCAGCGCGTCGCTGACTGAAACTGCAAATGACGGTGCTGAAGCACCGTCATTCCCCTGTCAAGGAGAACAACATGACAAAATATACACTGACCGACGAACACCGCGCGCAACTGCCGGCATGGCGCGACAAGTGGATCACAAATGCTATGTCCACGGTGCCGATGACCGACGCGGATCGGGAGCACTGTGCCCGCGCGGTGCATGGAATGTATGAGGCAGCCAACCTGCCGCCGCCGAAGGCCGTTGTGTTTGTCCCGTCACCGTTCGTGATGACTTTTGCCGGCGGCTTCGCCGCAGCGATCTGGCACCGGCGGCATAACGGAATGGACGTGACGCCCGCGGTTCACGTTGTTGATATCGAAACGCGTAGAATCACGCAGGATATCACGAGCGATAGCACGCGGTTCGCGACGCGCTACACGGTCGACGATCTCGATAGAGAGATTGTATTCAACGCAGCGCTTTCTCTACAGAAAGTTGAGTTGCGTGCCGCGATTTTAGACGCGACGCATGATATCACAGGTGAAGCGGCGGCTGGCATCATCAACGAAGCCTGGAAGGACGCCGGACAACATATTGCAGATGCCGCTATAGGTGGCGCGGCTACAACCGCCATCTATAAGGCCGTCGGCGTTCGCGATTACAAACATATCAGGGGTGTCGTCTATCATGCGGTGAATCTCGCTGTATCTGCTGCGGCGTATGATGCTGTAGAAGTGGCTATGTCCGATGCGATATATGATGCCTTGGCAGTGGACGCCGCATACGAAGTAGACGAAACCGTCAGCGAAGCCGCATACGATGTTCGGGATAAGATCGGCACCGCCGTGTACACCTTGTATCCCGGCGCCGGTGGCGTTCTAGCAGTGGGTAATATACGCGAAGCCACTTACACCCCCGCGGTTGATGCTACGCAAGAGGCTGTCCGCGCCGCCACTGATCCCAAGGTGAACAATACAACCGAAAGTATTAGCAACAGAACTTTAAACAGCCTAAGTCTCCTCGACGAACCCACCAGTTACGTGTTTGATATGACTAAAACAGCCGTGAGTGATGTTGTAGTCTCATCTACGCTTGAAACCACTTCAGGGGTTATGTTTGAGGCGACGGACGACGCCCGCGCCGCCACCGATCGCGCTACGGACCGCGCTGTCCAGAAGGTTTCCGAGAGCGATATGTTCGATGCCGTCACTCAGTCTTTGGATAACGCTACACGGGACGAAACCCTTGATGGCTTCTTAGGCGTTAACCGCCGCGATGTGTATAACATCTATGCTGTTCAACTTGATGCGCAGGCTAAAGCGTCGGACGACGCTGCCAAGGCCGTTGATTTTGGTATCAGCAGTTATAATAGGAGAGACGCGATCAAAGGCGTATTGGATGATAATACCGCCGCGGCCACTGATAACGTCGCGTCCAACCATGTGTACACATCCAACATAAACAACGCGTTTGAGGCTACACACCGCACCATAACGCATCAGACTCTTGATGCCGCCCTTAGCACAGCGGTTAATCCTATCAGCGGTCTAACGATGTCCCTTAATCTGCCCGGTAGCGCTAGCGGGGCGTCCAAGGGGGCGTCAGCCCCAACTCCCCCCAGCGACCTTACCTGGTATCAGTTCGATACCGCCGCCATGCACCGCCTGTCCCACGATCTCGGTCTGGGTGACTTTGGGCTTGCGTGCGCGCAATCCATCTGGCGGATCGGTCAAGGCGGCAACCAGTGGTCGGCGTGGGATTCGTATCTGACGTTCTTCCGTGACGTGGTGGGTCTGAAGCTGCCCGAATACGACGCCTATAAGCACTATTCGGACCTGAGCGAGTTGTCGGGGCCGCGGCTGGTTCATGCTGATTTTTGCATGATTTCGGACCGCCCGGAGCTACTGACGGTGGACGAACAGAACCGCCCCCACAATGAGACCGGCCCGTTCTGCCGGTGGCGCGATGGATCGGCGCTCTATGCCATCCACGGCGTCCGGGTTCCGGCGTGGGTGGTCCTGCATCACGAGCGCATCACGGTTGATAGCATCCACAAGGAGGACAATACGGAAGTCCAGCGCGTGATGATCGAGCGCTTCGGCTGGGATCGTTATGCCGATGAGTGCGGCGCGGTCGTGCTGGATCACGATGAGCGCTACGGCACCTTGATGAAGGGGCCTGGTGGTCTGTTTCTGCGGGTTGTCAATCGGTCGCCGGAGCCGGACGGGTCATTCCGCAACTACATTCTGCCGGTGATGGACAACTGCGAGCCGCTGCCGGATCCTATGGATCCAAATGGTGAGTTGGGCGAAGCGCAGGCTTTGACGGCGCGCAACGCCGTGGCATCGACATTCGGCATGACCGGCGAGGAATACGAGGCTGTTTTGGGAGGTGAGTCATGACACGTTTTGTGAAGTTTACGAGTATATACGATGGAACATCAGTGTGGGTAGAAGCGTCACATGTGATGCTTGTCAGCGTCGGTACGAAGGCAACCGTAATTACGCTATCAAGCGGGGACGAGAACTATGTCCATGTGAAAGAGTCACTTGAAACTGTTGTCGCACTTCTTGAAGGGCGCTCTGTGGATACCGAAGCGTAAATAATCGTTGACAGTCAGCTTTCCGCCATCGTATGTTGACCGCGTTGAACAGGAGCAAACAAATGCAAGCGTGTGAAGATGTGCTGGGGAGTGTGGTTTGATGGAGTTGGACCAGAAGGCTTTGGATGCGGCGGTTCGAGAATATGCGGGATACCGATGGAGATCCATGGGTAGATTTGCGCAGGCGAGTGCCACAGCCAGAATTACAACAGCCATCCGAGCCTACCTCGCCGCCCTTCCCAGCGACCCGGTGCGGGATGCGGCGCCGGAGTTGTTGGCGGCGTTGAAGGAGGCTGCGGATCAATTCCAGATATATGCTGATCTGCACACAGCTAAAGGCGCGGATGATAAGGCAGCCCATGACCGACCATAAACTGAAATACGCCAGCCTGGACGAGATCGCAGACGCGATCGACCTGCTGGCGGATAACTGGGCTGCGTTTATCGAGAGTGCGGACTACGTTGATGCGCATGTTCGCGCCCGATACCTTCAGCGTGAGATTGGATTGCGTGGGGCCGCTCGTTTCATCCGGCAGTGCGAGATCGTTCCGAAGGAAAACACCCCGTGACCCCCATCACAATCCGCCCTGTCAACGGCGGCTGGATAATCGAGCACAACGGCGTGGAACATGTCGCGACGAACGCTGACGGGGTGACAGAAGCGATCCGTCAACTGTCGCCGTATGTGGGAGGGGGACGTCCGACGCAGGACGATGACGCGGTCAAGGGAGAGGATGAGGCTTGGGCAGCGTGGAGTAATGGATACGGAGTAGTTGTTTGGACACTGCAATCAGAGTCCAACAGAACGAACTTCCGAGCCGCCCTGCGCATCGCCATCACCGCGAACCAAACGCAGAAGCCGATGCATTTCACATGCCACGACATCTATGAAATGGCACAGATGAACGGAGACTTTCACGCGAAATATCTTCGCCATATGGGCGCCACCGTCGAGTGGCCGAATGGAAAGATTCAGTGATGACCCCCATCACCAACCCACTCCTGCACTTCATCCTGACTAACGAAGGCACGCTCGCCACCCGGCTGCAAACCGCCTCGCAGCAGTTGGGCGCCATGTTCGCCGCCGGGGAACTGAACGCGCTGGATGTGGACACGCGGTTGCAGTTGCGAGGGTTGCAGATTTTCTTGGTGGGTGCTGCGGAGGATGCTTTGGAGGGTGGGGTATAATGTGCTCGATTGACGACGGCGAACGCCCCGATGTCTACCGCGCCAGCACGCATCGCGCGGCCAAGCAACACAAGTGCGAGGAATGTAGCCGCGCGATCGAGATTGGCGAAACCTACGGCTACGTCTTCATGGTTTATGAAGGCAGAGGCTGGACATTTCGCACATGCCAACACTGCCGCGTCGGCCAGCAGTGGTTATCCATCAATTGCGGCGGTTGGATGTCAGCGGGTTTGGACGACGAGATGTGGGAACACATCCATGAATATCCGAGCGTCAAATTTGGCCTATATCGGATCGTCACCGGCATCCGTCGTGGCTGGAAGCGGTTCGATTGCACGGGACTGATGCCGGTTCAACCGTTGCCCCGCACGATCTTGGAGGATGCAGCATGAACCATCCCTACGAACGCCCAACCTTCTTCACCGACCGAACGATACACCCCATCGATCGCGTTCTGGTAATTGCGTACCCCGCGGCGATCTTTTTGCTTGGTGTGTTGGTCGGGTTGATGGTAGGTTAACCCCCGTCGCGAACAAGGAGCAAACAAATGAAATGGCTTACGAATAAGGCTGAGAGTAACGCGCTGAAAACGATGCGCGAGTTGCAGGCTGGAAACACATACAAGGTTGTCATCGGGGACCCGAAAGCCACTGACTGGTTCACAGCCAAGCAGTTGAAAGACATGGGAATGGTAGGGCTTTATGCGGCGGGGGCAAAGGCATGACCGAAGATAGCGCGCGCGGCACGCTTTATGACCCGTCATGGAACCGCACCCTTGGCCGAGGCATCATGTTGATGCCTAGCGCCACTCACTGGCGGTGCCCGAATGGCCCAACGCACTCCATGACCGCACATGCCCCAAGGACGAACATCAATGTCGAAGTGCGCCTTATGCCACCGCTAAGGTATGTGTTGATACGAGATGTTGATGCTGTGGACAGCGATCCCGAATACAAGCGTGACACAGCATCGACGCTGAGTGGGTTCGATCCGTTTTCGGCGCAGGTGAAGCCATGACCATCAACCCAGGAACCCGCCGCAAACTCACGAGCATCCAGCGTAAGGGCGGTGATCGCACGCTCGCCAAACTGAAAGGCGCAAACGTCTACATATGGTCCGGCCAGTGGGGGATGTATTGGCGCCCGAACGCGGCTGGGTATACGCCGAACAAAACTGAAGCTGGCGTCTACACAATATCGGACGCATATGAGGCGACATCGCACTGTGGGTGGGAGAAACGAATTGCCTACGAGGTTGTTGACGTGCAGGTGAAGCCATGACCGACGCCCTCACCCAACTCCGCGACGCGCTCGAAACGGTGATCACCACGTCGGAACATGCGCTTGTGCCGCGCACTCTGCTGCGGGAGTTGCTGGCTCGGTTGGAGGCTGCGGAGGCGGTGGTGGAGGCGGCGGAGGAGGTGAAGGACGCTGCGACGGAGTGGTATGCCCCTCATAACTTTGAGCGGAATGCGCGGAGAAATCATCGGGCAGATGCAAGTTTGAGTCGCTACATCGCTACGGGGGAAACACTTTCTGCAGCCCTATCCACCCACGCGAAGCTGAAGGACGCCACCCATGACTGATGCCCCCACATGGCCGATTGGATGCAGCAACACAGGATCGTGCTCGCGTCACGCTGCCTGCATGTATGCCCGCTGCGCGCACACCGGTCGGGATATCGCTGCCGAAGTTGCCGCTGAAACCAATCGGCGGAATGCACCACCCACGACGCCACCTGACGCCCCTACCTGCCGCCCGCCGCCGGAGTTTGACCACGAACCGTTCCACTGGCTGTTGAACCGCGATACTCCGGTCCCATCCAGCGCGTGGATGCACGGCTACTGGACCAACCCCGACCGGCGGTTGACACCCGAGCAAATGTCGAATGGCGGTCAATGGACCTACTCCCATCCCTGCCGCCCCGACGACGCGACCGAGCGCGCGCGGTTGGAGAAAGAGAACGCAAGGCTGCGGGAGGCGCTCAGGGCAGCGTTCGAGCAATTCACGTTCTACGCAATGGAGCACGGAGCCAAAGGGGCAATTGAGAAGGCAGAAACCAACGTGCGTTTTGCCCGCCGCTGTTTAGCCGCCCTCGACGGCGTGACGGGGGAAGGCGAATGACCACACCCACTGCCTGCCGCGCCCTGTCCGCGCGCATCCAGGCTGGCGACAAGACCGTAACCAATGGCGAGATCGCGTTGGCGTTGGGGTGGAGGCAACAGCCACACAGGTCCTATGGAGAGTTGTGGCACGGACCCAAAGGAGAGCAACACTTCTATCCTCGCATCTACCTCACCAGCGTAGACGCCACGCGGGCAGAATGGCCGGAAGGGTGGCGCATAACCATTGAACAAAATCCTGATCACTGGCGCGCGACTGCCTATAGCGTGCAGCCAATACCAGGGCATCCACCCAATACTGAAACCCCCACGGAACCCGCAGCCCGAGCCGCGCTGCTGTTGGAAATCCGTGCGGTGGATTTGGAGTCGATGGGATGACCAAACAAGTCAAACTCGCGCCCGATCTATCTGAGGCGGAGCGTGAAGCACTCCTTCGGATACAGAGTGCTAAATCACTATTGCTATCTGACATACCCGAGAGGACATGCCGCGGCTCGCTGGGGGAAATCCTACCAGGCATCGGTGTTTACCGGAAACTTGAGCGTCGGGGACTGGTGATTTTCTGTTATGTGGAAACTGGTGCAGATGAGTTTGACTGGACGCCATCCGTGGAAATTGTGGAGGCGAGGGGATGACGCACCCGATCATCGAGGCTGTCGCACGGACCATGTGGGAACAGGATGAACGCGACCAACTCCCCGAAGGAAAAAGAAATTCGTGGGACGAGGCATCCAAGCTCGACCGCGACGAATACGTGCAGAAGGCGACGACGGTGGCTGCGACGGTGATCGCCGCGATGCGAGAACCGCCCCCCGCGGCGGTAGCGAGTGGCACTGTTGCATACGCCTGCGCCACCGGCACACAGACTGAGCCGGACGTTGGCGCGACATGGGTATGGCTTGCCATGATCGGCGCGGTACAAGAGGAGATAAAAGAGTGACCGAACCCAAAGACACGACCAAAACACCGAAAATATGCTTCGCCTGTGGCATGATTGAGTTTTCAGTGCTGCCAGGTGGCGCGATGAACGCCGATATCAGACTGTATCACGAGCAAGAAGAATGGCGTATGGAGCCTAAAGAAGTAGGCTCGCTGATCCGTTGGTTGCTGGACAACTACACGGCGCCGATGAAAACGAGGAAGGGTAAATGACAAAAACCATCAACCACGCCGCGACGAAGGAATACCCCCGCGTAGACGCCGACGATCCGGATTCACCGATCCGGATCCCGAATATGGAGGGCAAATTCTCCCAGCCGGAATCGAAGTTCGTTGCCGAACGCGTGCCGAAGGAAACCCTTCTCACCTTGACGGCGCAGATCGTGGCGGCACATCTGACGAACAACAAGGACGTCCGCACCAGCGACATACCCGAGATCATCAAGAACGTCCACCGGTCCATCATGATCCTTGGCGGGGCACCGTTGGCCGAATGGTCCGACGTCAGGCCGGAACCGTTCATTGACCCGGAAAAGTCCGTGTACCCGGATTATATCGTGTGCCTTGAGGACGGGAAGAAGTTCAAGTCTTTGTTCCGGCATCTTCGTCGCACGTATAATCTGTCGCCGGAAGAATACCGCCGTCGGTGGAACCTGCCGAACTCGTATCCGATGGACGCACCGAACACGCATAAGAAGCGGCAGGACGCGTATTTTGATCGTATCGCGCGGGGCGAGATCAAGGTGGCGGTGCTGGGGAAAAAGCCTGAAGACCTGGTAGATTCTGATTGACATATCGGCGACCGGGGTAGAGAGTGCCTAGGTCAAAGAATAGAAGGAGTTACAAAACACATGACGACCGACGAGATTGCCGCCAATATCAAGTTGTGGTTTCAGAGTCGTCTGGATAACAATCCAGTCGGCATCGGCGAAATCGCCCGCGGCGTGAATATGGAGACGCCGCAACTTCGATCAGCTATCAGCAAGTTGATGCGGGACAACATTCTGGAATGGGCCAATGCGCGCAACCGTATGCCTGGCACGCCGCACACATATCAATGGAGGATTTGATCTATGAGCGAGCGTAGCGAAGACCTCATGTTCCTTGGAAAAAATCTCGGTCTTATCGGGGGCTGGGATGCGAATCATCTTGCGGCTATCCAGTATTACGACGTGCAGATGAACGAGTTGGGTTTGCGTTTCGCACCGGCTGTGCAGACGGGCGATACCCTGTTTGTTGACTTTGAATCAGGCGAAGTCCGGCGTTATCCCTCGGACGACGAAGAATGCATCGGCGAACTCGTGAAGGTCGATTGGAGTGTGTTCAATGACTGACACAATCTTCGCAAGCCAAGAAAGCCGTGATCGAGCCGTCCAGATGACGGAAGCGATGGTCAGCGTCGCGATGAGGTTTGACCCGACCGTTGCCGAAATCCTGGCGGCTGTCGTGGGCGCGGCGACGTTTCTGGTGACGATGCCCGAGATGCCGCCGGAGATGCGCGCGGAAATGCAGAAAGCGTTTTTGTCCTCAGCGAAGGACTCCTTTGACGTGATTGACGCGGTCCGCAACAAGCCGGAGGTGCTGCAATGAAAATCTCGGAATTTATGGACAAGCGTACCAAGGTGCGTCCGATCCGGTATCGCGCCGAACGGCGTATGCTGGCGAAGGTCGTGTACCGTGCGATGAAGCGTGCGGGGCGGCAGAAGGAGAATGTGACATGATGCTGAAACGCTACGCGGAAGGACGGCCCACAACCGTAGGCGAGGCGTTGGACTATTGTCTTGAAGGCGGTGGATACGGCTACGGAGAACTGGAAACCATTCGAGACAGCGTCCGTAATATCAACAGTTGCATCAGCAACCTGACGGCAATGTTGCACGCGACCGGCGTTTTGTCCGACGAACAGATTCTGGAACTGGTCGGGTATCCATGGGAGAAGGCAGAATGATCCAATGGTTTACAGTGATCATATGGCTTCATGTGCTCAACGTGGTGCATCGGAGCATGCAGAGGAAAGCGTCTAGCCCCGGCGTTGACACATTTTCCACCATAGCCGCTCTCGGCCTTGTGGCTACGCCGACGATCTGGTTCACCATCACCTTCTGGGATCAAATCAAGTTCTGGTAAATCCCGGTTGACACCCGTCGCCACACCACGTAAGGTGACGACACACGAAAAGCCGAGGAGCAAGTGTCATGTGACGCCACCACAAAAATTCGTGTAACGTCAGACGACTTTACACCACGGCCCCTTAAAACGGAGGCATCATGCCTCCGTTTTTTGTTGACGAAACGTCAATCAATCTATACGTAGCGGGTATGAGCAAACTCAAGCCCCTTGTCGCGGTCCAGTACACCACCGATAACGTCATCCAGCACTGGACGCCGTTGCTGGATCCGTTCCCGCCGCACCAGGCGATCGACATCGTGACGGCGCTGCTGGTTGAGACGATGATGCGGGTGCCGAAGCGCATGCGCAATCAACTCGTGAACAAGGTTGTCGATGATATTGAAGCGAAAATGGCCGAGGCAGACGCGGCGACCAAACAAACCCACAACGCTTGAAAACAGGATAACACAGACATGCCAACAGGATATACTAACGCCGTGGAAGATGGCACGATTACCACGCTACAGGATTACGCACTGCGGTGTGCCCGAGCGTTCAGTCCGCTAATGCAAATGCGGGATGAACCGCTGGATGCGCCGATTCCCGATACACTGGTTCCCTCGCGTAATAGTCAACTTAGGTTGGAAAACGCGGTGAAGGATTTGGCAGCGTTAATCGCGATGAGCGAGACGGAATGCGCTACTGCGGCGGACACTTACAACGAGGATCGAGCAAAGGCACACACAGCAGCCGTATTAAACGCGCACGAACGTGCGGAAAACTATCAACATATGTCAAAACTGGTGGATCAGTGGAAGGTTCCCCCTGAGTTGAAAGAACTCAAGCAGTTTATGATAACGCAGTTGGAAATTTCGTCGCCCAGCATAAGTGAACTGTACCAAGAAGAACCGGCAAAACTGACCACATACGAATGGTTCCAGCAGCAGTTGGCGGAGCGCACCCGAAGCCGTAACTACTACGCGGGAGTGGTGGATAAAGAACGAGAGAACGTGGAACGATCCAATGCGTGGCTTGCACAACTTCGGAAGGCACTGGAGACAACTTGACACCCGCCGCACAAACCACTATACAGATTCTCGATGGCTCCGGTCATCTGTTGCTCCTCCTTGACAAACTCATTGCCCCGCTGCCTGAACTGGCGCGGGGCACTTTTTTGGCGAGTGACCTGTGTCCCTGAATTGTTGGCCGTTCTACTCCAAGCCGAAGGCGGCGACGCCGCCTATCGCCGTAGCTGGCGTGCGCCGAACAGTATCCCGCGCCGCCCGACGCCTGACGGTTTGGAAGACGATCGTGTGCGTGACGATCGGCGTCCCGTTCGCAGCCCTGCCGCCGCTCGTGTGGTGGGAGACGCCTTATCCTCTGCCACCGCATACCTCTTGGGGTCCCGTGACGCCATGGGGCTATCCAGCACCAGGCCCGGCCAGCATTCCCGAACCGGCGACGATGGTATTGCTTGGCGGCGTTTTTGTTGGTTTGGCCGGCATAAAACGCTTGACACGAGGGCGACGGGGACGGTAGAAAGTCAACAGAAGATGACAAGGAGAGTGGAACAGTGAAAAATATCTCCGGCGCGGCTGGAAAGTTTATTTCCTGCGTGGCTGCCTTAATATACTTCGGCTTTGCGCTGCATTCGGCGGCAACGGCTTTCGGGTTGGTGTCGCCCATGCGATACGAGCCTTGGTTTCTCACTATTGTGTTTACGGTGGCGGCGTTATTTTTTGTGGACTATAGACACCGCGAAATGTGACCCGACGACAAAAGAAGGATAAAGCAGCATGACAAAGATCGTTTACAGCCCTCGCTACGACGGCTTCAGCCTGAGCCACGAAGCCATCATGCGGTATGCCGAGATCAAGGGTATCACTCTTTATACGGCTGAGAGTGACGCGGTTCTTGCCATAAAGACCTATTGGATGGTGCCGCCCGCTGAACAAGAAGCGCTGCAAGAAGCCGATCGTAATTTCTACACGATGTCACAGGAAGACCGTGTCAAGCACGGGGAAGCGTGGAAACGTAGCACGCTGAATGATCGTGATATTCCCCGCACGGATCCCGCACTTGTGCAGGTCGTGGAAGAACTCGGTGAAAAAGCCAGCGGGCGTTTTGCTCACCTGGTAATCCATGAACTGCCAGAAGGCACGCGCTATCGTATTGAGGAATACGATGGCAACGAGTCCATCGAAACCGAACACGATATCGTGTGGGAGGTAGCGTGACCCGCCGTCTCCTATCCTTGATCGCGCTCGCCGTCGGCTATGTCACGGTCGCGCCGATCTATTATGCGTCCTACGGCGCCGCTGTTTTGCACGCCGCCGTTCTTGGCAGCTGGCAGGACGGAAAAAAGAAGGTCCGCTACGAAATATCTGTAAATAAAGATTGACAGAGATAGCGGCGCCGGGTAGGTTTGGTGCTAGGAAGAAGGAGTAAACAAAATGACCCCCAACATCGTGATTGCCCTTATCCTGTCGGGCGCATTCGGCGTCGTGGGTGGGCTGTATGGTGTGCCGCTTGGCCTTATCATGATTGTCGACGCCGGTCTCGGTGTCGTAGCGGCGATGATGGATGGGTGGGTATGACACACCAGAACCAACTACCGCCCGAGGACAACAAATTCCATCAAGGCAACGGCGGCGACGGGAAGCACTACTGGCTGACACCACCGGGTCTCTATGCGTCGCTGCACACCGAGTTTCAATTCACGTTTGATCCATGCCCGTTTCCGAAGCCGGAAACCTTTGACGGTCTGACGTGTGATTGGGGCCAGTCAAACTATGTTAACCCACCGTTCGGTTCCATCATGCACGAGGGCAAGAAGAAAGGCCCGACGGCGTGGGTGCGAAAGGCGATTGCGGAACACCGTAAGGGAAAACGTGTCGTGCTCGTTTATCCTGTGGACAAATGGGTTCTGATGCTGTTGGATGCCGGAGCGGAAGTACGAAACCTCGGCGACGTGAAGTGGTTGGCGACCGAGGACGGTAGTGCTGGCAAAGGAACCGGCAGGCACATCGCCTGTTTCATTTTAGATAACAAGGAGTCAACAACATGAAGAACACATACGCGTTCCCTGACTATGCCTACGTGAAGGGCGTAATCGGCAGAGGCGATTCCCTAGATGCTGTCGCGAAGCGCCACTTTATCCCCTACAACACCATGCGTGCATGGTGGGCCGCCAATAACTCCAAGGCATCCAAGGCCAAGCGCAAGGCTGCCGACGGCGTCGCGCTCAAGTCGGCCTCGCACCCGACCGGCAAGAAGGTCGGTCGCCCCAAGATCAACAAGGCGGCGGTTGAAACCACGTCGATCACGGTGAACGAAAAGACGGGTTTCATCTCTGTGTACGGTGAACCTGACTACAACACGATTGCGATGCTGTGGCTCGGCTACATGGACGCCAACAAGTTGCTGGATTACGAGGCTCCGTTCGGCGCCGAACACGTCAAGGAAATGCTCCGGCTGATGGCGAGGGTCAAGAATGCCTGATTACACTTTCACCGGACGCGCTACCCTTGAAGGCGTCCGGTTCACGGTGACGGCGCGGAACAAACCCGCCGCCATCGCCAAGGCCAAGGAAGGGAAGTGGGACTACTACATGCCGGACTTCGGCGAGGTGGTAGACTGGAAGATCAACCCGGATACATTGGAGAAGCCAGAATGATCGCGGACGCTTTTTATAATGTGGTGGAGTTTCATCGAGCGTTTGACGTTCCGACGAAGCATGTGCCGGCCTTCCCACCGGATGAAAGGGTTACACACGTAGTTGCTAACATAACGGAAACAATCAGTGTGGACCTGCTGGACGCGATAAACCGCCGCGATTTGGTTTCTGTTGCGGATGGCATTGCCTATAGTATCTACGTCCTAATTGGCGCGTCGCTGGAATTTGGCATTCCGCTTCCGGAAGTATGGCGACGATTTCACACATCCAACATGCTTATGGTGGATCCTTTGACTCACCGCGTTAACTGCGACGACACGGGTAATTTTTTAACCCCGGAAGGCTGGCAGCCCCCCGACATCCGCGGCGCCCTGATCGATAGCGGCTGGGTGCCGGAATGACCCGGCTTCTACTCGCCGCCGCGCTGGTCGCCGTTCCGATGGCGGCGATGTCAGCGCCGCCGGAGAATGCGGACCCAGCCTTGGCGCCGTTCTTCCGCTCGCTCAAGCAACCAGGCACATCGATCAGTTGCTGCGATATCTCCGACTGCCGGCCAGTCAAGACGCGCTTCCACGACGGCTCTCTGCAGGTCTTCATCCCGGCGAAGGACTTCCAGCAAGGCATCGATGATTGGGTCAATGTGCCGCCGGGTAAGATGCTGACACCGCGGGAGAACCCGACAGGGGAACCTATCGCGTGCTGGAACAAGTGGATCGGGGTTTTGTGCTACCTGAATGGAGCGGGGTTGTGATGGGTGGTTTTGTGACGGCGGGTGCTATCGCACTGTTCTTCTCGGCGTGGGTCACGCACGTTGTATCATGTTTGATGCACCATGAGTGGGGCTTTCTGATCGCGGGGGCTATCATGTTCCCGATCGCGATCGTCCACGGCGTCGGTATCTGGTTCGGAATCTTCTGAACCGGTCTTGGGTCCTGTAGCTCAATTGGTCAGAGCCGGCGGCTCATAACCGCTAGGTTGCAGGTTCGAGTCCTGCCGGGACTACCACCTCTTGCGTCGGTAAGGGTGTTTGTGTATAAGGCCCTACGGCTTTGGTCGTTTTTAGAAAATCTTGCAGTCTATAGCTTGGTTTTCAGGCGACTAGGTGGCCGGAACAGTTGCGCACTGTTCCGGCCATTTTGCTATTTGGTCTTCCTGTCCCACGCCATGGTCATGATGCCTGGCTTCTTATACAGTTCCGAAAACAGATCGCGGCGGAAGGCTTCCTCGCGACGCCGTTCGGACAGGCTCTTAGACGTATGGGCCACGTCGTTTCCCCACTTCTTCCTATATTGCGATAGTGTCATCTTATGCGTGCCGACGACATGCACGCTGAGACCCGAGTAGGCCCCGCCGCACTCCATGCAGATCGCGTGCTCGTAGGTGGCGCCCTCGGCGAACCGGGACCGCGCCACTTCGGCGTCGGACTGCCGGCTCATCTCATCGGACATATTGTGGTTATAGACGGCTTCAAACGCCGCGTAGGCATCCACGATCAGTCTATGCAGGGATCCGACGGGCACGAACTGGTTGGATACGTGGGCCGTAACAGCCCGTGCCATGCCGTCCAGCGCAAACAGGTTGAACCGTAGGTTATCGGTGTTGTAGATGTCATACGTCTCTACAGCGGGCATAGCGATTGCTCCATGCGAAAACGGCCCCCGAAGGGGCCGTCTTTTTGGTCTGGTTAACGGTTTATGTCAAACTCAATAGGACAGGCGCCGCCTGCACACATCAATGATTCGTCGTCATACGACTCCTTCTCAACCGGCTTCACGATAGCCGCCATCATGGTTTCGTATTCTTCCGCCGTGATGGGTTGTTCGGGAACGTAGCCGTAGACCTTCTCCGATTCCTGCCAGTCCGACGACGGCATGACGGAACAGCACCGCACCTTCGGCTGCCACTCAAGAATCATGTCCATGAAATCGGTGTAGGACACGTCCTTGGAGGAATATTTGAGCGTGTAGCTCACCTGGTTGTTCTGCCCCTTGTCCGGGCCGAGCCAGAAGCGCTCCAATAGGCACAACCACTTGAAGTTCTCCTCCGGTGTCGTCTCATCGGCGGTCACGACCTTGTCGCCCATCAGATCAACGATAGGCTGCTTGGTCGGGAACCCGATGGCGACGTGGCCGGAGTAGCGGTGCGAGATGTCCTTGAGTGGGTATCCCGACGCCTGTAGCGTTTCAATGTCGGGGTCCCCGATCTTGAACTGCACCCAGCGCAGGTAGTGGGCCAGCGCCGGCAGATGGGCGCCCTCGGTGCAGTTCATGACCTTGGACACGGTGCCGGAAGGCTTGATAGTCGTAACCGTGTGCGGTGTCACCATGCCGAACTCGGCGGATATATCTGCCGCGGCGAACTCCGCACCTTTCCGCAGCCGCTCAATGACGGTCCAGAACAGGTGCGCCTTGTGCTTATGGGCGTCCTCGGTATCCATTACGTCATAGTAGGAGATCATGTCGGGGAACGTGAGATTGTATAGTTTGAAGGCGAACTCGTGGATCCCGGTCAGACTGACGCCGATGCGGTTCGTGCGCTTCACCTCGGCGGCGTATTCGGACTGCATCCGGTTAACGCGTACCAGGAATTTCGCCATAAGATCGGCGGCGTCTTCGGCTTCCTTCACGTATGTGACGCGTGAAAGGTTGATGTCGCCGATGACGCAAAATCCTCCCCATGTACTCAAAACTATCTCCGAGCACGGATTTGTTAAAAAAGGGTAACGAAGTTGTTTGATGTGCTCCATTGTGTTTGTTATCATTGTCTTTGTTTTTGCATGAAGATCAGTGTATACACCTTCATTGATAAGTGTATCGCCTGTAATGTTCTCAACACCCTCCATATTCATGTTGAGCAAATCAATGTTGATGAAACCCGGCTCGCCGGTTGAGTCCCAGTAGGCGGCGTTTACCGCGGCCTCGAACACGCGCCGGGCGTGACTGTGACGGACGTCCCGCGCGCCGGCCCAGAACTCCGCGTCCACCAAAAGCGAATCGTTTGCGGACCATAGAAAGCCGCCGCGTTTGATATCAATGAACTCAATGATATCGCGGTCTCGCCAATCCTTCACAGCCATGCGGGCTGCCCGCCTGGCACCACCCCACGCCACACTGGCGGCGATGTAGTGGTCGATGAACAGCGCCTGCTTCCACGGCTTCATACCGGCGCCCTTGATGCTGTACACCTGTGATACAGCCTTCATGAAAGCCAGTGGTCCGCTTGCGGGACGGCCTTGCAGGCCGGCGATGGGAGCGCCTTCCTCACGCACCTTGGAGAAGTCAAAAATGAACAGTTTGTCGCGGTGTTTCTCTTGCCAGGCAGCGGTTTCAAGGATTTCAATGACCTTGGCCCAACCCTCGCGAGAATCATCTACGACGAACCAACGGGTGTTCTCCGACGACGAATCATACTTGTGCTTCGCGTCCCGCAGACTCTCCAGCCAGCCGTAGACGCCAGCCTTGTTGTAGTCTGGGTGTGCTTCGTCCAGCACAAGCCGAACGTCGGGCATATTGTCCCAATCAACACGACACGCGGCGCTGCTATAGTCCCGTCCGACGCCGCTACCCCGCAACAGCAGGCGCATCAGCATGAAGCTGAAAGCCGATGTGGAGCAATTGGTGTACATCTCCATGAGGTGATCAGGCTGGTTTTTATCGCCGTGTTGGATATGACGACCTGAAAACGGCATCACGCCTCCAACGGCCAGTTCTTCCGTCCGAACCCATTCCCGATGCGCCTTTTCACTCGGCTTGAAAGGCCACCGCGGATCCATCATGGCGTTGCCGAGGACCACTTCCCGCATCCGTTCGGCGTAGGTCTGCATAGACCCGTCAGCCTTGCGTCGGCTGTACTTGTTTTCAAAGACGCTCTTGGGCATGCCGTCCGGCACCACGAACTCAGACAACAGATGTCCTACTTCGGAATCCATCACGAATCCTTTATCTTGTTCTATCAGGTGAATTTTTCAGTGTGGTTGTCGAGCAACCAAAAGTAGACGCGGGCACAAGCCCGTGCGTCCTCAAGTGCGTCGTGTGCTCCTCCATGTTCTTCGCCGAACATGAACTGGACGCACTCCGTCAACTTAGGCGGTTTGGGGGTTTTGATGCCTCTGGATGCCATCCTCTCCGTAGGGGGAAGGTTCAGAATACCCGACGACATTTGCATTGTGCAAGCGTTGGGCCGGGATACCCGATCGTCGGATTCTTCACGCGTAACGCCGTAGCGCAGCATCGCTATGCGCAGCAACAATGTGTCAAACATTTGGTTGTGTGCGACTGTTGTGGAACACTTGTCCTGCATTTCCAGGAATTTTCGCATAGCGTCCGCCTCGGGGACGCCGCGTGCCAGAGCACGCATGTGCGAAATACCGTGGATGTCCGTCGTCTCTTGCGTGATCTTCCAGCCGTCGGGACGGATCAATTCGTAGTAGGTTTCCACCTCCTGCCGCGTGTTAAGATCGACCAATAGGTAAGCGGCGCTTACCAGATGGGGTTGGGACGGGTGATCGGACGGGACGCCTCGGAAGGGCAGTCCAGTCGTCTCAACGTCGAATACGAGTGCTAGGCTCATCAATTGCCCCCTTCGCTCAGGTGCCCCAGCGTCTGGTAATAGAACCGATGCAGGAAGGACAGCGAGAACGGATCCAACTTCGCCTTCAACATCTTGTGAAGCCACACGGCGCGGCCTGTGCGACCGTTGCCGTCCATGAACGGGTGCAGGAACTCAAACTCAACGTGACACTGCCAAGGGTCGTCAATCGTCAAGCACGCCTTCAGATCACGCCGCATGTGGACATTACCCTTCGGCGGGATGCTGCTACCGACCCACACGTCCATACCAGGCTTCAGGCGCAACGGCTTGTTCGGTGTGTAGACCTTCTGCAGATCGATCACGGCTTGGACCGACATAGGGCCGTCAAGGAACTTGAGTGTGGCGTCCAGTTCTTCGTTGGTGGGTGCGTCTTTGATGCCTTCGATCATCAGGCTCTCAAACAGGAAAGCCCGTACCTGCAAACCGTGCGTGGTTTGAACGCGATCCAAAAACGCCCTGTCGGCGTCGGACAGAAATTCGTAGTTGCTCATGGCCCCACATCCTGACCTAGTGCCAGCGCCGCTAGGCGCGGGTCTGTTTCTTTCGCCAGACCGATGCACCGCAGCAAGGCGGCGTGCTGGTTGGCGGTATAGACTTCGGTGATCGTCCGAACGTCCGGCGTATGGAGTATGTAGCCGGACATCGCGGCTTGGGGGATGTCGTACACTTTCTTCGTCTCAATCGTGAGATCGGACTTCACTTCTTCCAGCAGCCGGCGGACCTTGCCGCCTACCACGGTGAACGCCTTGACGTTCGGCGACCCCATCGCTTCCATGAGGACGTCCTTATTCACCAAAGCGTTCGGCGTCTCGCATAGCCGGTGCAGCAGGGTGAACTCTTGATTAGCGAGGTGATAGACCTTGCCGTTGACGGTGATGGTGCGCTTCTCAGGGTTCAGGGTCGTGTTACCGAGGGTCAGTCTCATACTTGTGTGCTCCTTCGTTTTACGTTACGGGCTTTCCAATCTCTCAGGGTTCAAACAGCACGAACATTCCCGGTATATCTCGACGCCGTGGCGGGTCCCGAAGAACTCCCATCCGACGCCTTCGCATACCGGACAGGGTTCGTCATCGGGGTCCAGCGCCGGATCATCATCGTTTTCCAGGCTCTCAAGACGCCGTTTGATGAACTCAAAGTCGTCGGATGTTTGGTCGCTCATAGGAATTTATTTCCAAAAGCGGCGTCTATACCACGCAAAGTGAACTCCAACATCAGGTCTTGCTGGTCCTTTGGGTTGAGGGAATGCCATAGCAGGACGCCCAAATCCCGCAGGTCAATATAACTGCGGCTGTCGCCGTCAAATGACGTGTTGGCCCGCGTCAACTGAACGAGCAAGACGTTTTCCGGCCCGACCGCATCCACGACGACTTCGGCCTCCTCGCGGAACCCGCTATCGGGAACCATGATGAACTCCTTGCCGGACGCCTCGGCGGCGCGGAGGAACATCTGTCCAAAGAAGCGCTTGTCGTGACACTTCTTGGCGCCGTTCTCGGACCACCAAATATACGCCTGCCGCGGCGTCAGGCCGAGAAAGGTTTCTTGTGGCTCACCCTTCACGGCGTCGAAGAACTCTGGATCCAGATCGGGCGCCAGGCCATAGATGCCGTGAACCATGCGCTTCAGGTGGGTTGAGAACCCGATAACGGCGCATCGGTCCGGGCCTATGTGGTCCTTCAGCATGTGTGCCAGGGTTGACTTGCCGGACCGCGGCGGCCCGTTCAGCAGGACGAATTTCATTCGGCGTCTTTCACAAAATCGTTGGGGATGGTTTTACGGAACTGGATGTAGCCGCGCAAATTGCCGTGCAACTTCGGGTTTTTCCACGAGGACAGAAGAGTCTTCTTATCCGGCGAGACGACGTGTTCCATCGGCGACGCATGAACCGGGTTGCTGTTCACAAGCCATTGGCCGAGGGCGATATCAGATTCCAACGATTTCCGACGGGTGCCGTTCAGCAGGTAACTGCCGCCGGCACACCGCGCCGCGCTGATGAGACGCAGGTTGTAGTCCCGTTCTTCATACGGCAAAGAACACGGCATATGCCTTTCACCGTCCATCACCAACGGCAGATGCCACTCTCCAAACTCCAATTCCTGCGTCTGGTAACGGCTCTCCCAATCGGCGTCGTAAACGGCGTTGGCGAGGATTTGCATGTGCGGCTCGGCGGCTTCGTGTCGCCGTAGCGCGTAGAAGTTGGCCCAGTCAGTGCCCGTCATAATCAGGTTGACGTGGCCGTAGGGTTCCAGAATACGGTTGACTACTTCCTTGGCGGCGTTGTGCGACGCCATGACACGGGCTTCGCGCAAGGCATTCTCAAGGGACCGCATATAGGAATCACGTACGGCGATCAGATCGGCGCCGTGAAGCTCGACCCCCGCGACCATCCCCTTCTTGGCACTACGCCAGATGAGCGGGATGAACGGATCTGCTTCCACGTCGCTGATCATAGACTCAACCGAAATAGCGCGGCTGGACGATACCGAGAACGAGAAAGCACGATGCCGTAGGTGCTCCGCATGGATGATCCGCGGATACCGCGCCGACATTGTCTTTACGGTTGGGTGATACGGTCCTTTGGACCGCAAAATCATGGAGGCTTTGATTGTCATGGCGTATGCTTTCGGAACACAGTGACTACACGGAATCTATGATTGGTTGATTTCACCATGCCGATAACGGCGTCTAGTGCGAACGCGTCCTTGCGATACATAGGCAGCACTTGATCCAACCATACGACATGCGCGCCGTCGGGCAAACGCTGCAACGCTCGCATTACCGTGTTACGCTTAACCATGGTTGTCTTGTAGTGCTCCGCATCTTCCACGCTGTAAGGAGGATCGGCGAGAACCAGGTCATACTGTTCCAACGGCACGTGCTCAAGAGTTTGTGCGTCGTCAAGATACGTCGGGTTCAAGTCCGCGTTTATGTCTACGGTATCGCCCGGAAACACCGACGTATCGACCATGCCGCTGAACAAGTGCAGCACCTTTTTCTTGTCTGGAAAAAGAGCCTTCACGCGACGAAGATACCCGGCAGGATACCCGCCGTAATAGGTTGACTGCACGCGATAATCATTTCCCATGATCCAGGTGCCAACGACGCGACCATCTTCACAGACAAACATGCTGCGTGGATATTTTGTCGCGGCGGTATATGCGTCTATACGATCTTGCCAATTCATCAGTCGTAGTTCCCCACGTAGACTGTTTTATCAGGTGCAGTTTTCACACCACACACTTTACAGTACGTATAACGCACAGTAGTTGTTCTATTGTAGTAGGACCCTTGATGTCTTACGTCTTCAGAGTATGATTCCGTATGTGGACACACATCGGCGATAAATTTTTCTATTTCGTTGATTTTCCTGTTGAGACCGTCACGAAGTTCGCACGCTTCCGCCAGTGTGGCTTGCGCTTTTTCAAAATCATTCACCCGAACACCTCCACCGGCACGACGCCTGGTTCCATATACACGACGGGAAGGTTCTTCTCGCGGAAGAAGTCAATTTCCTCGGCCAGACCAACCGATTCGTCCCAACCCTCCAACTTCAACACGATCAACCCCATCGCTGCCTCCATGATCGGGCGCTCGCTCGGCATCCAGATCGCGTGGCTCCGAGGGTCCATACCGCATATGTCGGCGACGTTGTGGGTATGAACGACCGGGCAAAAGCACGGGATACCGGCGCGGACCAGTAGGCCGCGGGCACGGCATGCCTGATAGAAGGCGTGATACAGCCCGGTCGGATATTTTGAGTACGGGCTGCCGAGATACCAGAATGTCACGCTACTTTCCCCTTCAACGCCTGACAAAACGGAATGATGTCCGCCGTCTTTATGTCTGTCACTTCCACCGGTTTCATTCCCTCATCTGTTGCCGTGTCGGCCCACAATTCCAAACCGGCGACGGCCTTTGCGATGGCGCGTAGCCTCGCCGCCCGCGGTGGATCACCTTTGATCAAGGCGTCGGCTTCAACCTGAATACGTTCTGCCAGAGTTGGCACGGACATCACTCCTTATGTTTTGCTCGCTGAAGCCGACCATGCCATCCACCAAACATTCGGTCAACCCCTCTTGACAAAAATTTCACCGGATGGCATATCGGCGTCATGAATGACCTCAAAAAACTAGTCGATGATAGCGGGTTGCGCCAAGTCTGGATCGCTAACCACATGAAGGTGGACAAGACTCTCCTTAACCACTGGTTGGCGGGGCGGCGTGAAATGCCCGTGGCGCAGGTCCAGCCGTTCGCCGCGGCGCTCCGCATACCTATAGCGGATGTCGTGGCGGCACGGGAAGGCCGGACGGTTGGAAGCAATTGAACCGCGCGAACGTATTGTGCCCTTGGTGTCCGTCAAGATATGCGCGATATGCCCGAGTTGCCGTGAAGGCGACCTGATGTGGCTTGAGGGGCAGGTATCTCTGACGGACCCGCCGAAGTTCTTGCACCGTTGCGTGTCCTGCGGGCACGAGGCGTATGTGACGGGGAAACGCTATCCGTATTTGGATTATAGGGACGTACATTGAGAACAGTCAGGTTTACGGTGCCGGGGAAACCGACGCCAAAGGGGCGCCCTCGTATTGGCAAGGTCGCCGGTCACGCCGTAGCCTTCACGCCGCCGAAGACGCGGAGCGAAGAAGGTGCTGTTCGGATGTTTGCCTCGGCGGCGATGCAGGGCGCACCGCCGATGGACGGGCCGTTGCAGTTTGATCTCATTGCCTACATGCCGATCCCGCAAGGATGGTCTCAAAAGAAACGGGCAGCGGCGGTAGGTTTTTCGGTGCGGCCTACTACCAAGCCGGATATTGACAATGTGCTCAAGCTCGTAGCTGATTCTGTGAACCATATCGTGTGGAACGACGATTCACAGATTGTTCAGTTGACAGCGCGTAAGTTTTACAGCGATACGCCAAGAGTAGAAGTCATCGTAACACAGTTGGAGCAACCACAATGATCCCAGCGTTTGACGCCGAAATTCGTGCCGGTCAGTATCGTGTGGTAGAGATTGATGATCGCACGGTGTATATCGTAGATACAGACGACACGAATAATAGGTTGACGCGCATTATCACGTTGACCGCTGCCCCGTATCAGTATCAGTTGGATAATATCGCTACTCTCCTCGCCATGGTCCTGAACGCCGACCTTGATACCAACACGCTCTACGACGCGCTGACCGAATACAAGGACCGTCAAAAGCGCGACGCTGATTGTCCGTTCTAGGAGCCAAACATGCGCCATCCTGATTGCCAATTCACGGCGGCTGAATGTCGGATCACCGCCGGTAATGCGACATCGACGTCGCTTTCTTATACGATGGTCGTTGACGGCGACGGGAACCATATTGACAGCGGCGATCCGAACATCGTTATGCAGGACATGCGCTGTGCGACGTGTCGCCGGAAGTGGAAGGAGCGAACCCAATATGACCAGACCGAAGTTTGCAACACGGTGCTTTTCTGATGAGTGATCGCGTCATCGCCGGACACACGTTTCAGGACACGCCAGGTGGCCGTTCGTGTTATTGCGGCGCCAAGTGGGCTGATGTCCTGCTGGCGCGGCGGAACAATATCGGTGAACTCGGGTGGGCGCACACCGGCGCCATGAATGAAAGCGAATACGACAGCATCGAAACTGAGCGCGACCGGGTGTTTGGCGCGGTCCATAGTTGACGCGTCTTGTTCTCATGCCTCATCAGGAGATCGGTGCCGATTTCCTGGCCGCTAGGCGCGTCGCCAATCTCTATGATGACCCCGGCGTAGGCAAGACCTACCAGACGATTGCCGCCGCAGACAATGTCAAAGCCAAACGTGTTCTCGTGATAGCCCCCGCCGTGGTGCGGAACCATTGGGCCAGGGCGTTCACACAGCAACAGGAAATGGAGCGCTATACCAATATCGTAGAGACGGCGAAGGATAGCCTTACGGCGACCGGATCCTGCGTGGATGTCATATCTCACGCTGCCTTGGTCCAGCCGAAACGCCTTCACGCTCTATACGGCGCCGCGAAATATGACGTCATCATCACTGATGAAGCCTCCGAGTTTCGGCGGTTTGAGGCAGCACGTACGCGCGCACTCTTGGGCGATGACGGATTGTGGAGCCGGGCGTCTTATAATTGGTACTTGACCGGGACGCCAATCGTCAATTCGGCGGCGGACATATACCCTCTGGCCTACGGCCCGATGCGTCAAATATACGGAGAAGCGCCGTCTTGGTTCGATTTTGTCTCACGGTTTGCCGAGTTGCGGCCCGATGGGCGCGACGGTTACAAGGCCGTCGGCCTCAAGGAGCCGGAAGCCCTTGCGGACCTGTTCCGCCCGATAACGCTACGTCGGACGCTGGAATCCGCCGGTATCACGTTGCCGCCGTTGACGGTGTTGCCGGAGCCGGTTGGAATACCTGATAGCGCACTGGCGGAAGTCATGGCGCTGTTGGAGAACTGGACGCCGCAGCGTCTTGAACAAGTCCTGCAGGACCAAGACGAGATCAAGGATAGTGCGATGTCACGGGTGCGGCGCGCACTCGGCATCGCCAAGGCCGAGGCGGCGGTACGTGTCATTTTGGAGTCGCCGTTGCCGGTTGTGGTTTTCTTCCAGCACACGGATGTGCGGAATTTAATCGGACAGGCATTGACGGATAAAGGCTTGAGAGTGTCTTATATTGACGGCACCGTTCGTCCGTCACAACTTGCCGCCGCGGAAGCGTGGTTTCAGGGTGGCGGCCTGGACGTGTTGTTGATACAAACACAAGCTGGGGGAATGGGTCTGACGTTGACCCGTGCCAACCAGACGATCGTAGTGGAGCAACCATGGACCGCGACCGCACTGTTCCAAGCCATAAAGCGTGTGCATCGCATAACGCAGACGCGCCCCGTGACGGCGAAAGTGATACAGGCGCGCGGCGTGTGGCTGGACGATCTTATGGCTACGGTCGTAGGCAAGAAGCACCAAGCCGCATCGGATTTTCTCCGTTTATTAACGTCCTGATGGGGCGATATGTGACGCAGGAAGAACGCGCTATGATTTTTGATTCGTGGTTTGACAGCGTTGACTTGGCGCGTATGACCGCGAATCCCTACAACGTCCACTACCATAGCCCTGACTGCGGCTACTGGCACGAACAGGACGCAACCGAGTGCGATTGTGGAGCGTTTGATCGATGGCAGACTCCATGCACGTCCCCGACGCCGTGAACCAGATCACAACGCCGAACACGGCGTCTTTTCCGCTTGACCTTACGGTGGAAACGCCGTGGCGGACGGACACACCACATAACGCAAAGAATCATCCGCTACAGTGCGGGTTCCATCAGGACATGTTTCCGTGGGATTGCGACTGTGGCGTTTTTGATAGACTACGAAAGCAAACAGGAGAAACCACACCGTGAAGATTACGATTGAATTTGACATGACGACGACCGAGTTTCCGCAACTCGTAACCGGCGCCGCGAAGGACCTGATGTTGGCGGCCCGCGGTCTGACGCCGAGTTATCGTGCGCCTGTGCCGGAAGACAATCTCGGCGTCGCGGACGATGAAACGCAGTATGTAGTCAACCAGACTTTTGACGACATCCAGAGTGTCACCGAGGAAGCGGCAGAGAAGGCGGACGATATCGAAGCCGCACTGACGCCAACGGCGGCGAAGAAGCGCGGTCGCAAGAGCGCTGCCGAAAAGGCGGCTGAACAGGCTCCGGCGGCGGAAGAAACCGTCACCGAGGAACCTGTCACAGAAGACGTGACGCCGGTTCAGGAAACGGTCGCATCGACGGCGACGCCAGTTTTCACGCCGTTTGCCGGCGTGATGCCTCCGATGTTCACGCCGACCGTCGTTTCAACAACTGCTACAACGCCCCCGCCGTTTGCTCCGGCGGTGCAGCCGCAAGCCGCTGCGATGCCGGACCATGTGGACCCAGTCATTGATCCAAATGGAACCACGCTTGAGGACCTGAAGGCTATCATGGCTCTCACCAATGAGAAGAAGCCGGGTGCTACCTTCCCTGTTCTTCGCCGCGCGGCGTGGTCGGACGGGTCGCCCAAGGCGCCGTGGTTGACGGCGGAACAGGTGCCCGCGGAACTTCGCGGTCGCCTGGCAGCCGAAATGGCAGCGGAGGTGGGGCTGTAATGACACCCAAGCAGGTTGAGTCCTTCAACCGGCTTGTAGTGGCTTACGGGGGCGAAACGCTGTTTCGCCCTTCCGCCGCTGACCGGTGGCTACATTGTCCTGGGTCTATCCAACTCGGCTCCACGGTAAAGCGTGACAACAAATCGTCCAGTTACGCGTTGCAAGGCACGGCGGCGCATCTCGTGTTCAATGAGGCGCTTGCCGGTGTCCGCGAGCCGGAAGAATGGGCGGATCGGCGTGTTGTCCTTGAGGAGAAGGACGCGTCGGGGAAACCGATTGAAGTTTACGTAGACGCCGAAATGGTAGACGCGATCAACTTCTCGGCGGCTATCGTCAACGACGTCATCACGCCGTGGACGAATGTCCACTTGGAGTATTTCTTGTCGCTCCAACCGCTTGATGCGTCCTACCCACTGCTGGGCCAGAACCGTGGCACCGCTGACGTGGCGCTGGTGAATACACAAACGCGTGAACTGGACATCATGGACCTGAAATACGGTCAAGGTGTTATGGTTCCCGCGAACGCGCCGCAGCTTAAAGACTACGCTCTGATGGGGTTGATCAATTTCCCTATCGAGGGTGGCTGGTCCAAGGTACGAACCACGATCATTCAACCCCGATCACGGGATGAACAGGATCGTATTCGGGTCGCCGAGTTTGATCCGAATGAGTTGATGGGAGACTTTGTCGGTCAACTTGTCGGCGCCATGGAAGCGGCGCTTGAACCGGACGCGCCGTTGAAGGTGGATCCTACCGGCAAGTATTGCCGGTGGTGTCCCGCCAAATCGGTGTGCCCGGCCCTGCAGATGGCGGGAACCTCCGTCACGGCGCCTATGAGTATGATAGCCGCTAGTGTCGCCGCTACGACGCCGATGCCGCCTATCCTGAAGAACACGCCCCAACTCCCCGACGTTGTTCTCATGGGGCCGGAAGCGATCTCCATTGTTCTCGAACGGCGTCATGTTTATGACGCCTGGATTGAGGCCGTGGAACAGCGCGCCGCCAATATGATGTCCGCCGGTCTGGAAGTGCCAGGTTGGGAGATGGGCAAGCGGACCGGCAACCGTGCGTGGAAGGACGCCAAGGCGGCCGAAGTGACGCTTCGCAAGGACTTCGGTCTGTCGGTCATCGACATTTATAAGCCTTACACGATGAACTCGCCTGCGCAGATCGAAAAACTGATTGACAAACCGCGCAGAAAAGAGATGGACGCTCTTGTGGAGCGCCCTGAAGGTGCGCTATATATCAAGCGCGCCGACGGCAAGAAGGAAGCCGTTCCTCCCGTTCTCGGCGCGTTGCCGAAAACAGTCTGACAACCGAACATACAGGAATCAATACAGTGAGTGGTACGACAAACCGCGACGAATATCTTTTCAGCGCTGCATGTGCTCCCCCGCCGCAGGACATTGTTCTTGACCCCGAGTTTAAGAACATCCGTATGGTGACGCCGATCGGACGCCTCATGTATCCGACACTTGCGGTGCCTCGCGCAAGTTCTTTTTCACCGGATCCGAAGTTTTCTTGCGGCATCGCCATGGCGCCGGATTTCGTGTCTGATCTGTGGAAGGCCATCTGCTTGGTTGCCGACGCGCGGTGGCCGTCGGAGACAAAGCCCAACCCGTCCAATCCGAACGAGATGGTTCAGATGACGGGGTCGCAAATCCTTCAGTATGTCCCCAAGGACCAAGGCGGCCTGTCCAACCCGCTACAGAAGGGCGACAGCACATATATGCGGGACCCGGCGAAGAACGGTCATCTTCGTGGCCTGATGACGTTGAACGCAAACATCGGTGCCGCAAACAAGAAGACCGGGCAGTCGCAGCAGCCGATCCTTCTGGATGAGGAAGGCCGCCCGATGAAGCCGGAGTTGTTCTACGGCGGCTGTTATGGCCGTCTGCAGATCACGCTGTTCGCTTTCCCACAGCCTGGTCAGCAGATTCCGAACCGCGGCATCGGCGTCCTGTTGAACGCGGTCCAGTTCGCTCGCCACGGCGAGAAGTTGGGCGGCTTTGACGCGATGAAGGCGGCCAAGAGCGCCTTCGGTGCGTTGCCGAAGTCGGACACGGCGGCGCCGAGCGGTGCCGCGGCTGGTGGCAGCCCTTGGATGGGTGGCACTGGTGCGGCTACAGGCGCGGCTTTTGCTGCGCCTGCGGCGGGCGGCAATCCGTTCCCGCCGGCTGGTTGATAGCACAAAGGACGCATAGTTATGGTTGACAGTGCATCGGACGATCGTGTCGCGAACAACGTAGTGCGGCACGAATATCGTGTTTTGTCTGACGCTGAGAAGCAGCAGATGAAGGCGATCAAAGACGTCGGTCTTGAATTTATTGAAATGATCGATGCAGTCGGCGGCAGCCGGGAGTTGTCGTTGGCTAAGACGAAGGTGGAAGAAGCCGTTATGTGGGCCGTAAAGCACGTAACGCGCTAAGTCGGAAAAAAGCGTGATACATGCGAGCGTCGTGAAAGCGGCGCTCGTTTTGTTTGGAGAGCAATAAAATGGGGGTTTGGCGCCTCTCACATCGGCAAGATGTTCGTAGCCGCCTAGTTGCGGACCGCCACTATAACAGACAAAAAATAGGAACGCCGGGCTTTGTGCCGCCGGGGCGTTGTATGGTCCTATATGCAAAGGAAAACGATTGCGAGGCGCTGTGGGTCACGTCGTGGCCGTTCGCTGAATACGTGCGACATAGGTGGGGCGGTGCATGGGTGTGTTCGGCCTTCCGCAATGAGGGTGTAGGAAAGGCTTCTGAATTGATAGCAGAAGCTGTAGGCATCACCCGACACATGATGGGCGAACCTCCCGATCTAGGCATGATAACTTTTGTCAATCGGGAAAAAGTAAAGCCGACGATGGTAAAAGGAAAGCCTGTGTGGGGCTGGACTTATATGAAAGTAGGTTTTGAACCTGACGGAGAAACAGAAGGCGGCCTAACCGCAATACGTTTACCTCCGTTAAAAGTACCGCCGGCTATAATACCCCGTGTAGAACCCGACATGCTGAGAATATACGAAGGCGCCATGAAGCGGAGGGGCTTGCTATGACGGAAACCGTCTACTCCCTTGACGTAGAGACCCACGCTATAGCCAATCTGAAAGCGGTGGGGTCCAAAGCGTACCTACGGGATCCTGACACGGATGTGATCCTGTTTGCCTATCATGAGATCGGCAACCCGAGCGATCCAAGTGTGTGGGTGATGGGTGATGCGCCGCCGCAGGACCTGGTAGAACACGTCATCAACGGCGGCGCGCTGTCGGGCTGGAATGTCCTCGGATTTGACGCTATCGCGTGGGACGAAATTCTCGTAAAGCGCCACGGTTTCCCGCCTATCCAGCGTCACCAGTGGCAAGACTCCATGCAGTTGGCTGCCGCTGCTAACCTGCCGCGGTCGCTGGATGGATGCGCCAAGGCCGTCGGTGTGCCGTATGTCGGCGACCTGAAGGACAACAACACACTTCGCCGCATCACCAACAAGAAACAGACGCCGGTAATCCGAGGCGTCGATCTGAAATGGTTGCGTAACCGTTGCGTTCAAGATGTTGTGATGGAAGAAGAAACGCTCAAGCGTCTTCCACCATGGTTCACGATGCCGCCGTGGAATCGGATGCGGGACATAGATCGCCGCATCAATGATCGCGGCGTCCTGATGGACGTTGAACTCGTCAAGGGCTTGCGCAAGATCGCCGAGGAAGAGACGGCGCGTCTGGACGCCGCGATGAAAGCCCTTACCAACGGCGCCGTTCGATCCACGTCGGTTATCGAACAGTTGAAGACGTGGCTTATGTCCCGCGGCGTTGAATTGCCGTTGAAGGGGTCCTCGCCAGCGGATGAGGAAGAAGGAGAGGACGAGGATGAGGACGACGGCAAAAAGGCCGTCTACCGGCTACGGAAGTCGGACATCGCCGATATCCTAGCCCGACCGGATATCCCCGATGATTGCCGCCAGGCGTTGGAATGGCGTGCGGAAGCTGCCAAGGCGTCGGTCAAGAAATTGAAGAAGATGCTCCAATCAGCCGATCCGGATGGACGACTACGGGGGGCACTTGTGTTGGGGGGAGCGCAGCAGACATTTCGCTTTTGTCTGGCGGAAGGGTCTCTCATTCTTATTAAAACGCCAACAGGCGTCGTTGAAGAGCGGCGCATAGAACACGTATCCGCGGATGACCTGGTGTGGGATGGCGTGGAGTGGGTCAGCCACGACGGAGTTGTATATAGCGGCGAAAAAGATGTCATGGAATACGACGGGGTAGTTGCAACGCAAACTCATAAAGTCTATATTTCTGAGGTTGTAAAAATGCCGCTGAGTGAAGCGGCTGAGAAATCTTTACCCCTTTATGAAGGTTCCACATGTCCCCCAAAAGTTACAAAATATACCGGATAACCGGACCCGAAGGAAAAATATACGTCGGCATGACGAGTATGAAAATGAATGAACGATGGGGAGCACATACGCGTTCGTTGGAGCGGCCTTTGTCTAAGGCGATAGCAGAGCACGGGCGGCAAGCGTTTTCTATAGAAATCCTAGAAGAAGGACTATCAAAAGAAGAAGCACATCTTAGAGAACACCTGTATATAGTGGAGCATGGTTCCAATAATCCAGAGAAAGGATATAACATACTATCAGGGGATAATAAAAAAGATAGTCCGGGATTACATTTTTGGACGAAAATAAAACAAGATCCTGTAGCCTTGGATGAGTTTAAGGCTAAACTCAGTCTGGCGTGCAAAAACGGTCGTCACATGTTACGTATAGACGTATTGTTGGCCGCCGCGGAAAAATGGCGTCAAGAGAACCCGGAAAAGGTAAAGGCGCAGGCGCTGAAATCGTCTCAAACACGCCTAGCCAATTTGATGGCCCAGCCTGAAAGAGCCGCTAAAATAATCGCTAACAGAGAGAAAAACGAAAAAGCCATCAAAAGAACGGATAAAGAAAAAACAACTATTTTACATAAAGAAAAAGCACTAAACCAGTGGAAAAACCGTACAGAAGAAGAAAAAAGAATAGTAAAAGAAAACATATCTAAAGCGTTGAAGTTAAAATTTGCTAATAGGACAGAGGAGCAAAAACAACGTGCTGCAGAACAACTCAAAAAAGCCCGAGAAAACGTTGATAAAGAAAAATGGAGCGCTAACATTGCCGAAGGACGCAAAAACTACTGGACACCTGAGCGCCGCGCCGCCAAAGGCGACTGGCTCCGGAAAAAGTATTCCAACGTTAAAGACGGTGAGAACGTATGACATACTGAATGCCGGGCCGCGCAATCGGTTTATGGCAAACGGCAAAATTGTGAGCAATTCCGGCGCCGCGTGGCAGCCTCACAATTTTGTGAGAGATGCCGTCGCCAACCCCGACGAGGTTGAACTGCTTACCGGCATCAGTCCGAAGAAGGAACCCGAACGGTTCAAGGCCGCCGAGGACTTGGCCTTGAATACGGCTATACAGGTTGGTCGTTCCGGCGACCGTGATATGGCTGAAATGCTTTTCACCATGACACGGCGAGACGCACAAGATCGCGTAATCGTGGAGGGAGTGCTTCCCTTCACGGGCCGCATGCTGCGCCGTACACTAACGGCGCCGGAAGGATCAGTATTACTTAATGGAGATTACAGTTCCGTCGAATCTCGCGCAAGTGTCTGGTTAGCAAACCAAACAGATAAGATAGAAGTGTTCAAAAGAAACGAAGATATTTACCGCGTTCAGGCGGCTAAATACTATGGAAAACTACCGGAAGAACTTACAAAAACTCAGCGCCAGATCGGAAAGGTCCAAACGCTTTTTTTGTCGTTCGCTGGGGGCGTGAATGCTTTTGTTCCGGCTGCGATGAACTACGGTTTGCGCATATCTCTTGAAGATGCGGCAGTCGTAGTGAAAAGTTATCGCGAGGACAACACATACCTTGTAGCATGTTGGGATTACAATATGCAAGCGGCTATCGACGCCGTGGCCTATCCAGGGTCTACTTTTTACGTGGAGCCGTTAAATCTTGTGTCGTGGTGTTTGGATGGAAACGTCCTGTGTTGCCGACTTCCTTCCGGAAGGCTGCTACGCTACTGGGCACCGCGGCTAGAGCAAGGTTACTGGAGCGACGGGCGTCCAAAAAATCAATTAGACTTGACAACCATTGCAATCAAGGGTAGAGCTATATTCAGGAGAACAACCTGGCGGGGATTAAATTACGAAAATGTAATCCAAGCAATCGCCGCCGACATGCTCGCTACGGCCCTTTGCAACATGGAGGACGCCGGTATTCCAGTAGTCCTTCACGTTCACGACTCCGTGACAGCAGAAGTCCCCAAGTCCCAAGCCGAGAAACTGCTTCCTACCTTTGAAAAGGCCATGTTGTCGCAACCCTCTTGGACCGCGGGCCTGCCTATCGCCGTGTCGTGTGATATTTCAGCCAGGTTTGGCTGACAATACCCCTTGACACTCATCGTCCACTATGGCTAAACATGCGTCCGGCAACCTTGTTGGGTTGACCGCGTATCCATGGAGCAATCAATATGCCGACAGTCTACAGCGTTCAGTCCTACGGCGAGAAGCCGAAGTTCGTGTCGTCGCTCACCGTCGCTACGTCCATCGCCCGCGATCTCACGGCGCCGTCCAAGGGCGGCAATGGCGATGCCATCATCCGCGTGCATGAAACCCCCAAGGCCAATATGGAAGCCATTCTGTCGGCCCTGAACGGCGATGGGTGGGCTACCCTTGAAACGGCGCCGGTCGTCAAGACGATGCGGAACGGGCGGTCCACCTAACCATGGTGTCGTTTGAGGAGGGTGTCGAGATTGCCCTGAAGGACGAAATCCCTCTGACCGTTCGGCAGCTAGGGGTCCTGATGAAATTGTGGAATGGACCTGCTACAATGTCCGCCATCGCGGTGTCACTCAACAGTTCGTTTCCTGTCACATCCGCGGCAGCGAGGCGTCTGGAATTTGAGATTATTCCGCCGATGATCAAGCGGCTTCGCCGCAATCGAGACCGTCGTCTCCTTACGGCGGAATTGACTGATGAGGGACGGGCCTACATGTCTCGCTACTACCCGTAAAATGAGCCGGTCACACCGACACACCCCTATCGTCGGTTGGACCTTGGCGCGTAGCGAGAAGCGCGATAAGCGGCTCGCTAACCGCAAATTACGGGCTGCTATTCGCGAAGCACTGCATCATGAGAACGAAGTGATGCCGGTGCTTCGCGAAGTCAGCAACGTGTGGGACTTCAATAAGGACGGGCGACAGTGGTGGCCGCTGTCGCTGTTGTGGAAGAACCGGAACCGTTAAGCCGTAGCCAACAGGAACTCCAGATACTGGCGCCCCTTGTCCACGTCGCCGAAGCACTGCATCGTGCCGTCCCGCGGATCGCACACGGCGACGATAGAGTTGCCGTAGAACTGTTCTAGGTAGCCCAGTTCCTCCGCATAATGGTCCAAAGGCTTGTAGCCCCGCGCCCGCGAAGACCAATACATGCGTCCGGTGACAGAGTGCTGCGTATGACGGAGCGTGTACGTGTGATGGTCCCCCGCGATGTATAGGTCAGCGGCGGCTCCGTGCAGGATAGCACGCTTATTGGGTGCGAAATCTTCCGCATACTGTGAGTGACCTGGGAAGTCGTGAGCCGCCCAAATCTTCCACGTCTTGTCGCCGCAGGCCACAGCGAATTTAGCCTGCCACTGCTGCGGTTCTTGCACGGCGGCGGTATTTGACATCCACTGCAACGGCGATCCACTACCGTGCCACCGCTGCCCGTTGTGGTTGCCGAGGATGATGAGCCACCAGATCGGCATATTCAGCATCCATTGAACGAGACGGTAGGCTTGCTTCTTCGTCGTAGTCTGCAAGGCATACTGATCCCGCAGGCGTCGGACCCAGCCGTTGCACCAGTCGCCGAGACCAACGGCCCACATACGATCTGTTTCATTGATGATCGTGAGATCGCGGGTCAGGACGTCCATGTCGCACGTATCAATGTGCGGATCACCGACGAATACGAGCGCGAACGGCTTGCTCTCCGTCACCTCGAACTTCATCCAATCCAGCGCCGCCTGGTGCGTCTTATGGCGTCGCCGTTCGGCGATGATGCGCTGTACGGTGTCTTCCAGCGGTTCTTCGGGATCGGGGATGTAGGGACTGGTGTAGCCTGTATCGGCGGGTTTCATGGACGCCCTGGGATCCTGAAACCGGCGGTTATCAAAAGCGTGTCGGCTTAGTCCGATCTGTCGTGCAGAGACCGTCGTGTTCTTACCGTTCTGAAGCCAGATATCATAGGCTTCCTTGGCTTGAGCCGGCGTTATGCGTGGTACGGACATGTTTTTTACCGTAGGTTGTCAATACAACCCACTTGACACTTTCCGTAGCAAAAGTAAAGCGTTTAGAGCGTTATTTCCTTGTGAACCACTGCCACTTGTCGGCGGCCCACCACAAAGTTGCAACGCCGGACAGGAACAAACTGGTCACGATCCCGGTGACCCATCGTAGGACCTTCGTCATACCATGTGTCTCAGCAATGAGAAGTTGTATCTTCTCCATGGAATTTTCTATTTCTGTGAGACGATGTCCTGTAGCGGTGTCAATCCGCTCCAGACGGTCGCCCAGCGCTTTAACGGTGGCTATCAATTCGCCAAGTTGACGTTCCACTACTTCAGCGCCTTCCTTAGTCAATGGAGTGAACCTGTGATCTGGCTCACTCTTACGTGCCAAAGACGCGCTCATTTCTCGTCTCCAAACGGCCAAATAAACGATGTTTTCACGATTTTTGAGAGCGCGCGCTTCTTCGGGGCATAGTATAGATTGTGGACCATGTGTCAACTAGCCTCAGACATGTTTTGCAATCAATCCTTACATATCACGCCGCAGATTGCTGCGGTGCTTGTGCGCTGCGATTGATCGACCACACTATACGCGCTGCTTCGCGCATGTCTATGCCGTAATTCACAAGTAGCGCAATTGCTTCCTTCGCGTTGCCCGACATCACAAGTGCTTGAACGACGCCAAGGAGTTGCTGCGGGTCTCCTGCACCGGCGTCCGGCGCGTCTGGTGCGTCGGGGACAACGGGCATACCGTCTTCGTCCAGTTGCATTGGCGGCGTATTGTCCACCACTTCCATCGGCGCCGGTGCAGCGTCTGACGGCATACCGCCGCCACCACCACCACTGGAGGGGGCACCAGGAGCGCCAGCATTGCGCATCACCGCGTTGACATAGTTGGGATCACCCCCGGCGCCAACAGGGCCGTTGTAACTACGCAGCGCCGCGGCGACGTGCTGCGGGTTGTTCCAATCCACATTGCCGCCGGTATTGGCACGAGCACGAGCCAGAAGATAGCGCGCCCCGAACCGAATGTTCTTGCCGGGGTCAAACAGGTCATCCGGGTTCATGCCTTCCATGCCGTAGCCCGGTCGGGCCGCGGTGGATGGTAGAACCTGCATGACGCCGCGAGCACCGGTCGGGGAGACGGCTTGCGGATTGAACCCTGATTCCTGTTGCGCCGTCCCGAGAAGATAATTGAGTGGGACGCCGGTCTCATCGCTGGCTGCTTGGAAATGGGCCATCAAGTCCGAGGGGACCGCCTGGCCGCCCTTGGCAAAACCACGACGAGCCTGCGCATCATCCGGCGTCACAATACGCACGGAAGCACGGGGATCCTGCTGACCTATTGCATCGACGGCGGAACCCTCGTTGCCGCGAGAAGCCAACATCTCCACCGACACGCCACCGTCAGGTGTAACACCTTGTGCTACAACCGGGTCAGAGACGTCAGACTTGGCTTCTGGATACGACAATATCGCGGCCATGTCCTTGTCGGTCAATTGCGCCGCGTTCCGGAACGCTTGGGCCTTCTCCATATTGGTCGTGATAAGGTCGCCTTCGGGACGCTTCACGACAATGGCGTTATCCGGTATATTCTGTGGATACGGGGACCCGCGGGACACGAACACGGCGTCCTTGGCCGCATCGGGGCTTGCCATGGCTTGCCCTTGGGCGTCCATGTCCTGCTGCGGTTCGGGCGTTATCGGCAGCGAGGCTTCCACGAGACCGCCGGAGGCGTATTCGCGGAAGGCCGGGATGCCCAGCGACTCGTTCGTGATGTCCTTGTAGGCGCCAGCGCCTTCTTCCTGTGCGGGCTGTTGCAGGTTATTCGACGCCGCGAGAGGGGCACCCACCATACGCATTGTATCGACAGATCGATCTATGGTCTTGTCTATCGCCTTTTTCATGGCGACAAAGACATCCCGGTTCGATGACAACTCACCCGTCAGAACACGGACAAAGCGTGGACTTGTGACGATCTTAGCCAGCGCGCCGTAGCCGTATTGCGTAGCGATGCGTCCGTAGTTGAATGGGTTAAGTTTGCTCTGACCGTGTGTAGGCATCTTGAACGCAGACTGACCCAAAATCGTATTGGCGGCAAACGCCGGCATCGTGTTGCCGGATGTGCCGAGAATCAAGCGCATCTCACGCGCAAGCGTGTTCAATGCATTGGGTTCCAAGTTCGGGAACAGCAATTCTTGTGTCGTATCCGACAACTTCTTGAACCCGGCTGCCGCCGCTTCTGGGTTGATCCGCTTCGTTTTCAGATCGACTTCCAGAAATGGTTTTAGCAGCATTTGTGCTGCTTCTTCACGAAGCAACTGAACCGGCATCGAGTCATTACCGAGCGTCTTTATGACGGTCTGCAGTTGCTTGACGTTGTCAGGCTGCAGAAGGTGTTCCGCCGCCGCGGTAGCACCGCGCGACTGACGGAGGAAGTCAAGGGGATTGGCTTCCTCTTGCACCGCCGACGGGCGCTTGTTGATTTCCTTGATACGCTCATCGACCTTGGCGGCTTCTTCCGCCATGATCTTGGCCGGATCCACCTTTACCGTCTTTTCAATCAGCGCATCGGCTTCACGGGCGTGCTGTAGCGCTCGCACAAAATCGGTAGGAGACGTGTTGTTGAGTGGAATATCACCGTTGCGCTGGGCAAGTTGCCGAGCCAAGCCAAGGACCTGATCGGCCTGTTTCTTACCGAGGTAGTCCTGCAAAACGCCGTCGGCGTGCATCTGCACGACGTTCTCGTGGAACGTCTTTGGGTTCACCATGGCGGGGCCGGTGACACCGGAGCCGTAGGTCTCCGTCGATACCGAGTCACGTACCAGTTTATCAAGCGTCGCCGTAGTGGCGCGCTCCTTTATCTCCGGTGGTAGTAGGTTGAGAAGTTTGCGCCGCTGCTGTGTCTGGTTCTTTTCGTTCAGCGTCTCGACAATGGCTGCCGGATCAGGCGCCACACCGTCGCGCATATCGCGCACCATGGCGTTGCCCGCGCGGTTCTTCCAAATAGCCATTTGCTCGCCGTATTCTTTATCAACGCCGCGCAAATCTTCGGCAGCCTGACGCCACGCCGTCGGCGCGTCAGGGTTGTTGATCATGTCGTCTACGACATTTTGGAAAAGTTTGAACGGCCCCGTCTTAAGGTTCGGGCTGAGTGTCTGATCGCCCGCGGCGCCGCGTAGTTGCGTGCGTAGCCACTGCAATTCAGGCAATGTCGCCGTGCCGTCCTCGGCCATCTGTGTGACGGCGCGGATGAGTTGAGGCTGACTTGCCTGAAAGGATTCGGGCATGTCCTTCAAGAAATCGGCGATCGTCGCGTTGGCGATAGTCGTGTCGCCTTTGATATCGGCGACGGGCTTCAGAACAGCGTCATACGCCTCGGAGAACTGGCCCGACATGTTGCGACGAATCGCTTGCAGAGCGTCCGGAACGTCCTTTCCAAGATTCCCCGGCGTCGCCTTGTCGCGCATCTCGTCAAATTGCTGCCAACTGTCGTCAATGGTTTTATTGACCTTGGCAAGCGCTGCGTCCCGTTCGGCTTCAAGCGTACGACGACTCGCATCCAGACCTTCAAGTTTGAGGTTGGTTGCGTTCTTTCCTTCAGCCCTAACACCTGCGATTTCGTTTTGACGGGCGTCATTCTCCATCACCCGCGCGGCGTTAGTGCGCGTATCAATTCCTGACTGAATGTCTTCGGCGGCACCTTGTAGCGCGGCCTCTGACTGCTCCATGGTGGGACGGTTGGACGTCTTCAGGTCGTTGATGATACGCCGCGCTTCGTCGGGCGTCTTCCCCAGCCGCGTCAGTATGTTTGTAGCTTCGGTCGTAGCATACGCCGTCGCGGACTTCGCCGTAGGATCGGTGCCGAGAGCACGGGCAAGATCAACGTAGCGACGAAGAATGGGAAGTTCCGGCGCGAAGGCGGGAGACACGTTCACACCCTTGTCCACCAGGCTGCGGACAATCGCCAAATCTTCCGGATCAGCGCCGCCAAGCCACTTGATGGTGTTGCCTGCGTTCTTGAATGCTTTGTCGGTGACGGCGCCAGACACCTTTGGACCCGCCATAGACGGCGTCGTGCTGCCGAGAAGCGCTGTTATGTCGCCGATAACATTCAGGTCACGTTCGGCCATATCGGATGACGTTTTGTCATTACCGCCAAGCAGGCCGCCGACCAAACCTGCGCCGCCTCGAATAGCACCCATGACAGGGCGACTAAGAAGGTCCAACGCCATCGCCGGGGTTTGGGCGAGCGCCCTATTGGTGCCAGACAGTAGTGGATCCAGAAACGCGTTGCCGGTGGGATGGTCAAACACCGTCTCGCCGAACTGTCGTGCGGCGCCGCTGCCAAGCAATGTATCTTCGGACATGCCGAGCGGACCGCCTTCGGTCACGCCGCGGCGGATACCTTCCACCATGCGGACGCCGGGAGACGGGTTGTACGGTTGTTGAACCGCTTCGTTTGAGGGCGGTTGCGGCCAGCCAAGGTCTTGCCCCGGCGTCGGCTCCGTGTAGGTTCCCTGTTCGGAATAGGGCGGTACAGGCGGCGTCGGAAGTTGTTCTTCGACAGCAGTCGGGACCTGTTCGGGGGGAACAGGTGGCACAGGCAATTCGTCCGTAGCCGCCTCTTGTGGCGCCGCGCTCGGCAGCATGAAAGGCTGACGCCGTTGTGGTGCGCTAGGCGCCGCTTGAACCGGTTCAGTCTTGACGACTGCCCACGGATCATCCGCCGCCGGTTCGGTCTTTACGACAGCCCATGGGTCCGCAGCCATTATTGCACCCTTACCGGTTGGCCGTTACGAAGTGTCCATACTTGTCCGTTGCCGAAAGTCGTATTGGCGCCTTCCTGAAGGCGATCGACCGGCGGCGAGTTGGACGGCGCCTGACGTGCTGGGGCACTTTGCGGCGCCGGGCGTGCAACGGCAGGAGGCGGTGCGCCGGGATTACCACCACCACCACCACTTCCGCCGCCTTGAGGCGGCGAGAATGGAGGCTGTTGTGGGTTGCCACCGAACACAGCAAGATCACGGCCAAGGCCGTTCTTGTAGAAGTCGTTCAGGTTGCGCAAGTCGCTGCCGAGAACCTTCATCATAGACTCAGACGACGACATGACGTTCTGGTAGGTATCGCCCCAGTTGCCGCCGCGAATGATCTTTTCCAGTTCCGCCGTGGCATGCGCGCCCTGCGGATGCGGACCTTTGTTGCGAATGATCGTCGGGATAAGGTCCCGAGCCAAAGCAAGGTTGCTTTCGATATCCGCGCGAACCGTCTGAGGCGACTGCAGAAGGATGTTCTGGAGCGTCTCGCCGGCCCTGAATGGTTTGCCCATAGCACCCGCGGAAGCGTACGCCTGCGACACACCTTCGCGTACGCGCCGTAGAGCGTTGAGCGCCGTTGCCGTTTGCTGGCCGCGATCTTCGATCGCAAGTGCCTGCGGTGGCTTGATTATGAACCCACCGTTAACCTTGGACTGCAGGATCGCAAACCGTGCCGGGTCGCTGACAATAGTCGGATCGGCGGCAATCCAGTTATCCATGACATCGCGCTTCAACGCATTGGTCGTTTGACCATAGACGCTGGTGCGCTTCGTATATTCGCCGATGCGCTTGATGCGGGCTTCGCGCTTTTGTTCTTCGGTCGGGTTATCCATGCGCGCGATGTCATCGTCCGCGGCGGCAATCGCCATAGACATGATCTGGGACTTGGCGCTCGCCGTCGGCGTCGCCGATTTGGCGTCTTTGATCTGGCTGATGTTGATTTCAGCTTCTTCACCCGGCGTCAGCGGAGGCTTGCCTTGCGCAACACGTTCGGCGTTTTGCGATGTGATGGCCTCACGCGCCTTCGTCATGGCTTGCTGTGTCAGAATAGCCGTGGAGCCGCCTGCGCCGGATGTTTTAAGACCTTGAGCGCCGCTCGTGATGAAACGAGTCCGTGCCGCCGCCATCTCGGCTTCGGACATCGGCTCTTGACCCGATTCAGCACGCTTCGCATTCTCGGCGTCGATCTCGGCTTGCGCTTGCACGTTTGCATTCGTGGTAACTTGGTTTGCCGCCGTATTGCCGCGTGTATTGGCGTTCTGCTGGTTGATCCCTAACTGGCCTTGGCCCAATTCAATGCGCGCCTGGCGATAGGCGGCTGTGTCATCCAGACCTTGTGCCTTGAGTTCAAGCGTGCGGGATTTGATACGGTCATCCAGCGACAAACGCTGCTGTTGAATCGAGCGGCCAGCACTCTTGTCGCCAAGAAGCGCTTCCTGATACGACATATTCCAGTCTTGCTTGGCCCGTGCGGCCTCTTCGGCGGCGTCGGTCTGGCGTTGACGTGCTACGGCAGGCGCCGCGGCGCTGAACGCGTTGCCGATGGACTCGCCAAAGGAACCACTCCGCGTCGGCGACAACATGGCACCGGCAGCCGCCAGAAGCGGGAGATTGATCTGTCCCGACTTGGCGGCGTCTTGCTGCGCCCGATAGGCGTCAATACGTTGCCGTGCCTGCTGAATGGCGTTCATTTGCATCTGCACTTGCGGGTTTTGTGCCGCTAGAACGCCCTGTTGTGTGTTGTCCCACGTATCGTCGCCACCGCCGTCACCCACACCAGCATTAGGGTTGGACAGCACACCGTTACCGGCGCCCGGCACTGGCGGCGTCGGCATACCGCCCGTAGGCTGATAGTCGCCTATGTCGGGCGGGAAAAACGACACGTCGGAGTCATCGCCGCCGGGAGGGGGGACGTAATCATCGTACACTCCCAGGCTACTGGTAAGTGCGCCAGCCATATTACGCAACCCTCCGGTTCGCTAGAACGCCCATCTTTACCATGCCGCCCTTCTTCAAGCCAAGCGACGAGGCGCCGAGTGCTGTTCCGACAAATTGCGACAACGGCGATGCCTGATACGGGACGTTGTAGGTAGACCCGACGGTCTGCGTATTCGTGTTGACCGGCAGCCCTCGGATGATATTGGACGCGTAGCCGAGGTTCTGATACGGCCACTGCTGTTGCGCATAGAAGTTGTTGAGTGCGGCGTTGACATTGGCCTGATTGACCTGATCCTGCGACTGACCTGCCGCGCCGACAAGACCCACATCGGCAGCGCCAAGCTGCTGGGTGAGCGCTCCCAACTGGCCCATCTGTGCGCCGCCGGTCTGCGCCGCGGTGCGGTTGCCTTGGGCGACATTGAGACCCGTCTGCTGGTTCTGCAGGTCCAAGGCGGTCTGACGATCTCGCTCCTGTTGAGCAAGACCCGTCAGGAACTGCTGCTGGTTCGTATCCAGACCCAGTTGCACGCCCTGTTGCTGTTGCTGAAGGGCTGTGTTGAAGCCCTGCTGCTGTTGCGCAACGCCGGTGGTGAAGCCCTGCTGTTGCGCGGCGGTATTGAGCGCCCCGCTGTAGCCTTGGTTCAGGGTATTCGCGATAGCCTGATCAAGAGCCTGCTGGCTCTTGTAGACCATATCGCCGGTCGCCTTCATCTCCTGCGGCGAACGCGACTGGCCGGCGCTGACAAAGCGGTCCTGCACCCCCGGCAACACGTCGTTGAACAGGTTCTCATTGGACGCCTGACGAAGCGCCCCTACAACGCTATTGGTGTAGGGGTTCATGTATTGACTGATATCAGACGCCGAAAGTTTGCTGGCGGTTATGGGATCCGCCGTAATGTTCTGTGGGTTCTGAATACGGTCAGCCGTAATGGTCGGCGCCGTGATTGCTCCCGGCGTCGCGATTGGCGAGGACCCGATATTCGTCTGGTTGATGGCCTGTCCCAAAGCAGGGAAATAATTGCCCTGGTTGGAGTAGGCCATGTTCCACGCTTGCTGCGTCGCCGCGGACGGGTCAGCAACCTGGTTGAACGGGACCGGTTGATACGGTTGTGACGCAAGACCCTGTGCGGCATTCGCAGTATTGTAAACGAACTGCTGTAACCACACGGGCATGCTGGTTGCAGTATCGCTACCAGTGGGTACCGCCGGTTGTGGCGCCCCTTGTGTGAGAAAGCTCAGTGTTCCGCTCATTTATGCGGCCTCCGAAATATATTGAAGCGGGGATTTCTTGATGGGCTTCTGCACGACTTCCTTACTCCCCGCGTCTTTCGCGATAGCGTGACGCGCCGCTTCGAGAATGGCACCCCCGCGCTTGCTGGATCCATTACCGATACGGGCTACCGTACTGGCATCCCACACAAATTCACCGTCGCTGAGTGCCGCCGGGATGTCATCCGATTGACCATCGCCGGGGCCTTCGACGTAGTGGCGACCACCCTTGGTGCTGAACACTTCCGGGCGCGATAGAACACCGCCGCCAGAAGCAAACCCACCGGCAAGAGGCTCCATGTTGCTTGAGGAAGGTGGCGGGCCGCCGATGTACATGTCCTGAACCATGCCGCCGTCGGCATAGCCAAAGGCTTTCAGCGAATTGTTAGAGAAGTAAGACTGTTCCGGACCACCGTAGGCCCAATACGACGGCGTCGAACTACTCCACGGATTGCTGACGGCGCGAACCGGACCGCTACTAACCGTTGCCAGGTCCTTGTTCCAGTATGGCCCAAGCGTCCCCGCAACCGCTTCCGGTCCCGGCGTTGCCGTGCTGTTGCCAGTCGGTGTCGTGGTCTTGCCTTTGTTACCAAGGATACCGGATCCAGCGGCCAGCGCGCCTAGCGCAAGAGCCGTGCCAGACAGACCGCCCTTGCCGCCGAAGATGGAACTACCAGCGCCACCCGCCGCAACAGGCGCCGCGGCACCAGCCAGTGTGGCACCAGTGGGTGGCACGTACGAACCGTTAACAACGGAGCCGCTGCCGTAATTACCCGAGCCGCTGTCCGAAGCGCCGCTCAAGGCGTTATTCAGGTATCCAGCGCCGACGCCGGATAGGCCACCCATGATAGCGTTCTGCCCGGTAGCCGCCGAACCCAGCGCACCCGCACCACCACCGATCAACATATCGGCGACAGACGGGCTAAGGCCCGTCAAGTTGGATAGGATACCGCCAGCGCCACCAAAAGCACCGAGCGCACCACCTGTCAAGGCACCGGTAAGGGCGCCTTTGATCGGGTCGCCGCCGGTAATCCCCGACACGGCGGCATTACCCGCGGCGCCGAGAACTGCCTTGGATGCGATAGGGGCAATCGTTGCGGCGGTATTTTCACCCAGAATAGGAGCAAGTGCGCTCTGGATACCGCTCGTGATGGACGAATTTACGCTGCCGAGTGTGCCGAGAATACCACCGGACGAACTTCCGGCGCCTGCACCGGCGCCGGTTGCCACGCCGCCGAGAGACGACGTTGACGGAAACGCCGCGCCGGCTGTTGCTGCTTCGGCAGCCGTCGGCGCCGTCAGAAATCCGGCTTCTGCCGCAGGTGTAGCGTTTGCAAGGCCAATCGTCAGCGCACCAGGCGCCTCGGCAGCCGAACCAAATCCGATACCAGTAGCACCACCGGCAGCTTCCGTGGCGCTCAATCCCGCGCCACCAGCACCAGCCGTCCCGGCTTCACCTAGCCCAAGTGCCCCTCCAAGTGCCCCGGCGCCAAGACCAAGCGCTACAGGAAACAGAGGAGCCAGAAGATCCACTGGACGAATCTTTCGTCCTTCTGCGGCGACTTTTTCGTTATGAACAGCCGCATCCACCATGGTCTGGGTGGGATAGGCACCTTCGGCGCCAAAAGTATAGGCGGCAGGCTGGTTCGGGTCGCCATTGATGGTCTCGCCCTTAAACGTCGGTCGCATATACGTGGACCGATAGTCCGACGCTTGCGGCGCCATGGGAATTGGGATGCCGAAGGTAGTAAAGCCCAAATCAGGGGCGTTTCCGACGATATTACCCGCCTTGTCGGCGTAGGAAACCGTGTTGCCGTTGTCGTCCTTGATCGGCACATACGCCGTCTTGGGATCAATCTGGATGCCGTAGTTCTGCTGTCCGTTCAGGTCCCATGTGCCGATCTTGGCACTTTTCATAATCTCGGGCGTAAGCCCGGTCTGACCTTGAGACTGGATAAGCGCTTGCTTTACGTAGTCCGGCAGTTCTGCCGTATCGTCAAGCGCCTTCCAGTTAATTTTCGTTGTGTCAAGTGGCGACCCGCTGGAATCCAGGGGCACCAATTCACGGGGATCAAAACTCGCCATCAGTAAGACTTCCGCGTCGAACTACGCCGCGAAGGTGATGTGCCTTTACGGTCGGTAGGAGGCTTCGGTTTTGAGGGCTGCCGGTCCGGCGCCTTGCGCAGAATGAGCGGGCTTACGATGCTCTTGAAATCAGACGATTGCATAAATGTCCTGCCCTTTCGGCTAGACGCGATTTGAAATACGCATCCGCCGGTCGGCAGGGACCAACGCTGATCTTTAGAATAACACGTATTTACAGTGAAAGAAAAGGGGTTGTCAATTGTCTACGAGACGGATCGTCTCGTTAAACGCCGCTGCCCAATCACGCCATTTGTTGAACATTTGTGGTTGGGCTGGTCCTAACTTGGCGATGTCCGGCGTCAGTATCAAATACGCCGCCCATGTTTTCCAATCGTCCTCATTAAGAAGTCGCGGTATCGGGGCCTCGTCCGAAAGTACAAGGATAGTCTGATCGGCCCACGATACAGCAGACATGAAGCGCGGATCAATAGGTATCATGATATAAGTCGGGCGTCGCCGGGTTGTGCGTGAGCGATACTACGACCGCCAATGTAGTTGCCGCCGAGAGTATTGGACTCTACATGAAGTCGCGCCAATCTCAGTGGCATAGTCGGCGTAAATGACACGAATTGTTCTTGTGGAACGCCCGGTATGGCGAGTAGGGGAACGGCGGGGCCTTGGACGACAGGCGCGCGGGCATTGGCTTGACCCAACAAATAAACCTCCATATCACCGGTCTGATCAATATCAGGCTCCAATTGATGGAAACTTAAACCTTGGTCGTCCGGCGGGTCATTGCGCGGGCCGCCGAAGACGCCGGTCTCAAAATAACTCCGAATCGGCGTCACTGTGTCGCCGCGGACTTCGTCAAACTCAAACTCGTGCATCCACAGCGAGTATTTATCGTCTACGGGGTCCAACGTGCCGCCCATGACGGGGTAGTGGAAGCCCTGCGCATAGAAAGCCGCACCTCTGCCGCCGTTCGGCAACTCGGTGTCGTACCAGCAGTTCTCGCGGATGTTGTAGATGACGGCGTGGCTCGGTTCGGTATTGCCGAACATGGGCGCGCACCACCAAATCTCACCGTAGCGCGGCACCTTGAACGCAAAAACACGATCTTCGTAGTTCGGCGTCAGGTTGTTGAAGAACCAGTCCAAATTCGTCGGATTCGGCACCTCTGTAACGGTGCCGTTGAACACCAGGAACCGATCGATTCCGACCCAGAAATACAGGCCGTCGTACTCTATGACGGCACGGCTGGACAGGATAGACGATGACGGAGACACGGTGTTGAAGCGGAATACGCCGTTGGCGGACCCCACAAAGGTAGCCATGATGACTTCCGACAGAGACCAAAACAGTGCTGCGGGGGATTGTGTTCCACCGCCGCGGAGGGGTGCCCCAGCGACGATCTTCTGCGCTGATATACGCGCTTGACCAGCGCCGGTTGAACCACCTGTGACGCCGAGATAGAGCGGCAAGTTGGGCGCGCTCCACTGCACAAGGCCGTAGGAGTCGAAGTCAAACACATAGGGCTGCACACATACAATGCCGCCGGATATAGCGGGTGCTGCCCAACTACCGCTACTTGCACCCGGATCCGAGAATGGTGTCAGCGGTGTAGAGGCGTCGATCTGACCGATGACCGGCAGCGTCGTGATGATCGTGGCAATCTGCCCCATGTCAGGGACAAAATGCACGATCAACTGCGTCACATTGCTTGTGGTATCAAATATGGCGTCCATCGTGAAGCCGATATTGATACCCGCCGTGAAGGTGGACGGCGTGCGGTCCGCAATACTGATAAGTTCGCCCGTCTGATGGGCGAATATGACTTGCTGGATGCCGTTAACCGACGCTACGTGGCATATGATCTGCCCGTTCTGATAGAACATGTGGATACGCCGCGGCGTCCCGAACAAAGCGTCCGTGATCTGCTTGTAGCCGCCCATTTTGCGCGGACGGCCAAGCCGCCACCGGCACCAAAGCCCGTCGGAATACTGATCCGAATCGAAGCGCGTCCCATCACGGGCGATACCAGGTTTGAAGTTCAGGACGAAGGGTTTTGCGGACATGTGCTATCAGTACCCGAAAGCGTACCAGAAATACGTCTTGGTAGCTGCCGCACCACCGGTTCCACCTGCGGTCTGCGTTTGAATTTCTGCCGTAGTTTTAGTGGGTGTAGATCGTAAATACGCTTGAATGGCGGTCGTATTTGCAGCACCGGTTGCTTCGGCGCGGAAAAACGTACACGCGGTCGGAAAACCACCATTTGGGAAGGTTATGGTGTCAAACCCGCTGCCGTCCGTGGTGCCGTTGCCGGTCATATGATAGTGCCCAACCCCGCCACCGACGATGCCGGGTGTTCCTACGAACGACCCCGCGGTTTGGGGGAACTGGCTGTAGTTTACGACTTGTCCGGCACCTACGCCGTTAGCCGCAGTAACTACACCTGTAAACGATCCAGTGCCGCCGGATGCGACGTTGCCACTTGCGGCAACTATCTGAAAACTGCCTCCAACAGCGACGTTTTTGCTTACATTCAGTGCGCCGGTCAAAGTCGCTGTGCCGACAACACCTAATGTGCCGCCGATTTGTGTATTGCCAGAGGCGGACGCGACTGTAAACTTGGTAGTCGCTACCGAGAAGTTGCCGGCTACATCAGCAGTGGACGCCATCGTCACGGCGCCGCCAAACGAGGCTGTTCCGGTCGTTGTAAGCGTTGTGCCGCGCATGGCGGGGCCAGACAACAACCACCATTTCCCGTTGGCGTCGGTGAAAATGTATGTGCTGCCGCCATCAGGGATCGTATAACTAAGACCTACGCCGGAAGCGTCAATATCGTCAGTCGCGGCGGGAACCAGTGTCACGGCGCCGCCGGTAGCGCGCACGCCGAGAACATACCCTGTGGACAGCGTTGTACTCAACGGTAGATTGATACTGAGTGCCGCCGTGGCGACAAACACCGTGTTGCCTGCCCCTGCATTCGGCGACTGGTTTACCGCAACAGTAGATTCAGTCAGCGTCAGGTTCGTGATGCCGAGGATAGCCAGAACTGCGGCGGAACTGGGCGCGGTGAAGATGGACTTGCCTATTGACGTGCCGCCAAGATTCGTCAAAGCGTCGTCGGAGTTTGTAGCTCCTGTGCCGCCGTTTACAATGGCGAGCGCGTCAACAAGAGCGCCGTAAGACGCGAAGCCACTGGCGCCCGCAATAATAGCGCCCGAATTTCCAGCGTTCATCACCAAAGTAGCGGCGTCGTTGATGGTCTGGCCGCCGGTTGTGGTTATTGTCAGCGTGCCGGATCCAGTATTGGCAATCCAGCAAAACCACCCGTCGCCAAGGATCGTATAGTCCGCGAGTTGCAGCGTGCCAACCCCACCAGTCCACACAACCGAACGACCGCGATACGCCGTCGTCAAATTGGTGTTGGTTGACAAATAAGATGTCGGAAAATCGACCTGCAGAAGCGAGCCGTTGGCCTCAAGACCAGCGCCGGCAAGCGATGCCGCGGAGGCCGAGGACGTCGTGCTCGCCATTTGCAGCGCTTGCCAGGTCCCGGCGGCGGTGCTGTTGTCCGTGAGTTTGATCAGCCACGATTGTGTGGTGGCGATCGTCGCGATCAGGACGCCGGTAGACGTCCGCACACTGAACGAGTTGGACCCTACATTCGTGATCATCGTGACGACGCCGGTAGAACCGGTATTACCGGTCGGCATCGTCAAGGAAAGGCTGGTTGTCGTCGCCGTTACGTCAATGGCGTTGGCGACAACTGGCTCACCTTCTGTCGTCTCAAGCGGCCACACGAGAGTCGTGTTGGTGCTGATGGACAGCGACAAATAGGACGGGTCCGCGGGACGAACGACGGAGCCACCGAAAACATTGGTATAAGAAGAACCAGACATATTAACTTATCCCTATACCATGGTCCGAACAGCGCCTCTATCCATGATCCGCTGTAGGTCTTGCGCTTGCAGTGTTGATACTTCTTTGGTGTAGGCGTTGCCCCACGTCGCGATGCGTGCGTCGTCCTTGATAAACGGCGCCGCTTGCAACAGCGTCCCGTAGTAGAGGGCGTTCGGGCAGTAGTTCGTGAAGAAGTTGTTCTGGTTTTCCTCATCCAGCAACACGGGCTGCATGTAGGCCAAAACTTCCCACGGATAGTCGTCATCCGGCGTAGGAACAACGAGCCACGACGATAAATTGTAGTCCGTATAGTACCTGGGTACGCCGGTCGTTGTCGAGTTCGGCCAGTAGGACCTGGCATACTCATATGAACGGGGGAACAGTGGCGTCCGGTCATTCTTGTCGGTGCCGGTTCCGAAATTCATGCTGACGGTAGCACGCCACCGATCCGGCTTGGGGTAGACGGATACCCCCGTTGCCAGACCGGTCGGCGCGTTCACCAGCACCTCGATAGTGCCGAGAAGTTTCAGGTCCTGAATAAGTGCCCGTTCTGCCGCGTTTATGAGGCGCGGCAGTTGGTTGTAAACCGTCGGGTCTGTCAGGAGGCTGCCACCACGCTCCAACGCATTGCTGACGTCAGCCAAAAGACTCGTGTAATTGACTGTCGTAGCCATGCTTTTGGTCCTTACGAGGCGACGTGATCGACTGTAATCGGGTTGTCAGGCATCGGCGACGGGTTCGCCAAGGTCTCAAGTACCTGACAAACCTGCACGAAAGCCTGAACCTCGGCGCCCTTCAAATCCGTACGCGAAAGGAAAATGAGGGCTGCTTTTGCTACTTCTGGTGTCATTACGCGCTCACCGCTCCAAGTTGTGCCGATACCCATGTATTGGCTGCCACGAAGAAATAGTCGCACCGTAGTGCGTTTGTCAACGTAACGCCTGTGCTACCAGCAGTTCCATCGACTGTTTCAGATGCAGAGGCGTAGACCTTGATTGGATTAGCCCCGGCATTGAATACAGTGATACGCATGCCAACAACACCAACAGGAAGGACAACACCAGTGCTTGCTGCGGCGGTTGTGACACGGTTTACCTGCTTTGCCAGTTGTAGCGCATCCGCCCTTGTCGTGCCAGCAGCAGTAAGAGCGTTGCCGACACTATAGTCCACATAGCCCGACACAACAACCGAACCAGTGAAAGTGCCGGTGCCGGTGTCGCTGATCGAGGCTATTTCGGAACCGTTGTTCCAGAATTGCAGTCGGTTGCTGCCGTGGGTCGTATAAACACCGGTAGCCCCGTCGCCGTTCCAGCCAAACTTCACGCCGTCGGCAAATTTGATCGCGACGCCGCGGTTGATGCCGTCAATATAGGGGTTGGCGCGGGATCCGGTGCCCTGTGACATGTCGATACCGGCGACAGTCCACCCAGCGTAGTAGGCACTGACAACATTGAAGAACGTGTCGTTGATGCCGCCGGTAAAACTATTCCAATAGTCGCCGTAGCCCCACTCCAACGGAGTCAACGCGTCATGGGCGTAGTTATTCAGGACAACTTGGCGAGCAAAACGCTTCTTACTTGCGGCGTCGTCCGCGTTGTTGCCGAAAATGTCAAATTCGACGCCAACCAGCGCGCCGCCTGTGCTTGACGGCAGATTGGTGCGGTCCTGAATAACCCACCACTGGACCCACGAGTCCGACATGATGTCACCGGGATTAAAGCCGCCGGTAGGAAGGTCTTTGACCTGATGAGTAAACAAGGTGCCGTGTTGTGCTTCGTCGGCGGTAGCCCCGCCCAACCGCAACGCACGGTTGGTCATTGTCATAGCACCGGCGTAGTAGTCAGTGTATGGCGCTCCGTCGATTGTACTGGCGCTGTAGAGCGCGCCGATAGCCGCGGCTGCGCCGGCTCCCGAATGGTTTACCTGCTGTGAAACCGACAGCACCTGTTGGCCCGAACCAGCGGCATCGGTGCCTGCGGACTGCATAACAACAAGTGGGTTCGTGGCGCCGTAGCCGAAGCGGAAGAACTTGGAGCCACCTACAAGCGGCGTCGTATTGCCGATGGTGATAGTGCCGCCGAACAGGGAATTGCCCCCAGAAGCCTGAAATGACAGCGACGCCGCGGACGGCCACGTCGCATTGACCGTCCAATTACGTCCCGATCCGCCGTTGACCGTGATCGGGTTGGCTGGCGCTGATCCAGACGAATACGACGGCGGGGACTCCACCGCAAAGGTTGTTACGGCGCCTGTGCTGGCATTGACGCCTGTGACCCGGTACTGACCGTTGTAGTCATCAAACCCTATGTCGCCGATGAAATAGTTGCCTATAACCTGACCGCTACCACCACCACCACCGGCAGCGAGCGCCACAGAAGACGCCGTGCGACCGGTTACATCGATGGACAAGCCGGCGGACGTGGGCGCGATAACCGCGCCACCGCTATAGATATTTCCTTCCCCGCCGACGCCGAAATTGGACGAACGGAACGCGCGACCGTTTGTCGCACGGGTGAAGTTCACCAACTGCCAATCAACACCAAAACCAGCCGTGTTAGATAGAATTGGGCTACTTTTGTCGAGGTTACCAACTCCTGTCGTCAGGTTAGACCCAATCAGAGTGGCGTTTTGCGTGAACGACCATGACCCATGGTATGCGGGCTGGCCGTTGAACGCGATGCCTGCTTCAAATTGACCCGACGGCGACGGAGAATACTGTGTGCCAAATATCATCAGGGCACTGCCCGATGAACCCGGTGCGTCATCGTCCGCCAAACGAATAAACGACGCCATCGTTTTGAAACTGGTAGACGCACCGCTGGTGAAAGTGCCTAGAGCGGCGGTAATAGTCGCCCCACCGGACACAGACGGCGTAATCGTCAAGGTAGAAATATGCGTGTAGTAGTATATTCTTAGCGCGCCCTCCCACCCCGTGGCGCCGATCTTGGCGTTGCGGAGGGCGGCATTGGCGTTAACAGCGGCGGCAAGGTTATTCGCAACCATCGGCAACGTCTGACCGGCACCAAGGGTCCATGACACCGCAACGGGCGAACCGACGATATCAGCACTGGCAAAAGTCAGCGTAACGACATTACCCGCCGTTACCGTGCCGCCGAGATTGATATTCTGCTGCGACGCGTTGACCGCCAAATCAACTTCGCCGAGAACATTGACAAGGTTCCAATATGTGGCGCCGGAATTGAGACGAATTTGCGGATTTAGACCGTAAAATGTCCCGTGAGCTAGACTTCCCGTGCCAGTGCCGCCGGCGTTGAAGAACGACTGTCCATGCAAATTGGCAACAACATGCTGCTGTGATCCTGTATCGTTGGTAGCCCCGGTATGGGACAACGACACCTGCATACCCAGTTTCCCGCCTGTGGCGGCTCCGAGCCAGTTGTGCGCAATCTCCATCGCCGCGGCACCTTGTCCGGTGCCGTCTGTGGCTGTCGTATCGCTTGATATCAGAAAACGATATGGCGCAAACCGGACACCTGCAATCGGTGTTCCGGACCAACTGGAACTGACATTGAGAACCTGCGGCGACAGCAGATTATACGTCATGGAGCCGAGAACAGTGACGGTGCCGGTTGTGGACCCGCTCAACGTTACCTGTGTATTGCTCGCGGTAAGAATAGTGCGCGTGCCGTTATACCCGCTCGGCGTTACGCCGCTAAGGGTTACAGACGAACCTACCGTCAGAACAATCCCCGAAATGATCGGGAATGTGATTGTAATCGTCGCACCGTTACCTGTGATAGCAGTAGGCGTAACGGTACCAGACAGCGCGTACGTGCCGCCGATGGTGCGTGCGGATGTGAAAGTGAGACGATTGTTGACCGCTACATCGTTGGGCAGCGCGCCAAAAGCGTTGTTGCCGTCGGTGTTTGGTGTAATCGTGAGTGCCTGACCGAGACCGGGCGCGGGAGCGCCGATACCGACGGTTTGTCCCGCTGTTGCCAAGCGAATCTGTAGACTCTGACTGGCGGGCATACTAATGATGCCGCTTTGCAGCGTGATCGGCGCTGTTCCGGCGTTGCCCGCGATAAGAGACCCGGCAAACGTGCCTGTGCCGGTTACGCCTAGAGTCCCACCAACAGTCGCGTCGTGAATAACGGTCAAATAATCAACCGTCCAGTTGACCGGGTGCGCGCCATCCAGCAATTCATTGATGGTGAGTTTACGTGCGACGCCGCTTTGCGAAACGGCGACAAGATCAGCCGCCGGGTTCGGCGGATCCGTTCCAGCACCTAGATTCGGAATGGGGATAAGGACCGGTGTGGTTGTCATTTTAATACCTCAAACGATCCTGAAAATCAGAAAGCTGGAATATAGCGGGTAACTCCCGCCGCGTTCTTTACTGTAAACCATTCCTGCACGGTTGTGTGCGATCCTGTTGGGCCGATACCTGTCAAGACCGTTGCCACGGCGCCGTTGGCAGACCATGAAGGCGCCGCACCCTGCAAAATACCGTCGGAACCAATACGGAACCGTTCAGTGGGAGTGGATCCGCTGGCCGCCGTATAGGATACCAGCGCAGTCGGAACAACGCCGGCACTGACGGCTCCGTCTACAATCGCGCTGACACGGGCGCCCGCCAGGTAATCCGTTCCATCGTCGCCATACCACTCAAACCTGCCGAGGTCGTCGGCGGATTGAACCGCGGTATGACCGCCAATTGACGCGTTGCGCGATTTCACCAGCGCGATACGCGAACCGTTGGCATTGGCAGAGAACCGCGCCGTGGCGGACGACGCCGCGGCACCGGTCGCGAGTATCTGCACATTCGGCGTGTAGGTTGTACCCGCCGAAGTAGGTGTAATCGGCGTGGTGGCGTTGCCGAAGATGGTTACGCCACCGCTTGCTTGAAGTTGCAGCGTCGTTATTTGCGTCCAAGTGAAATTGAACTTGGCCTGATTGGCGGGGAAATAAGCTGCCGTGCCGTCGCCACCGCCGCCACCGGATCCGCCCTGTGGGTTGGACGGCACGGCATCCTGATAAATATCCTTAATGATGGTTGCGGCTGTAACAGCGCCAGCAACTACCGTGTCAATGCGTATAATACCGCCAAGAATGTATATCTCCTGCAGCGCCTGATATCCGGCCCCACCACTCGATATACCGCTTATGGCTGCTTTGAATCGCTTTGAATCGACCGCGCTAGTAGTCGCCGTACGGGAAATAGCGAGCGGGCCTGTATTGATTGACCCGTCGCCGGTAACGCCGAAACCTACGGATGTGAACGCGGACCCTGATATGTTGGCTAACTGAATGTTGACGCCGTTCAGCAGCAAATTGTTCCTGTTGCTGGCGTTAAGGCGGGATGGGATTTCGATCAGTGTCGCTAGAGGATCAAGCGCCATAGACGCGGTGCGCTCACCAAACGATATACCAGACCGCCAGCCCGGAACGCCTTCATCGCCTGCAATAGCGAAGGCTACGTCGTTATACACACCTTGCGCACTGTCGCCCGCCAGAAGAACGATATGCTGTCCTATTTTATGATTAGGCGCGGCTTTAATTTGAAAATCCCATTCGGCGCCAACAAAATGATCCCAGAACGTGGCGCCCGCGGAGGCGACAATTTGGGGATACAGTGCGTAAGCGCCGCCTTTAGCCTTGTTAGGGCCACCGCCGATGTCATGACCCGTACCGCCATTGTTAAACGCAAAATTTGCGAAAAACGTACCTGGAATAAAATCACCACCGGGAGGCCCTGTTCCGAGACCCGCATCAGTCGCACTGGTTTGCGTCAGGTTGTATATCAACCCAAATCGACCGCCCTTAATCGCACCGCCAAAATTGTGATCGACTCGGATGCCCGCAGGCGTGGCTGCGGCATTCGTACCGTCCACTGTATCTGTGCTAATTGCGTAATAATTATACGCCACCAACCCGGATGCAGGTGTTCCAGACGGCGTGTACCGTTGGATAAACGCGGCGTAGTCGTTCGGATACGTTGATCCAGTCCAACTTTGCGCGCTGTTGTTGTACGTGATAAACGCGCCGAGTTCGGTCACTGTGCCGGTTGCTGTACCCGCTACAGTAAAACTGCCGGACGATGGCGCGGGAGATGCGGCCACAACGTACAGCCCGTCGTAAGTAGCGGGCGTGTTGTTTGTAAGTGTTATCTGCGTCCCTACGGCCAGTGCCGCGCCGGAGTACCCTACCGTAATAGCCGCACCGTCGCCAGACAAACTTGTTACGGCTGTTGTGGCCGTTGACGAATTTTGAATTTTCGGCGTAGTAACACGGGTGCTAGACCCAATTGACTTGGCGGCTGTAATAAAACCCGTCTCTCGCGATATGGTAAGCGCATTCTCTATGAGAACACCTGTGTCAAAATAGCGACCTATAACAAGATCACTGTTCGCGCCGTTCATACCCAGCGACATGCGATCTACGCCAACGGAGCGCCACCGGATAGGCCGAAGAGACGCCGCGGAACCGTTTAGTGCTAACTCTACGCCGGCAAACGTATCTGAACCAATTATCGCCCCCGTGCTGGCGGTAAGAAGTCCGGTCATCGTAGTGGCACCCGTTACACCAAGCGTGCCGCCAACAGTCGCGTTGTTGGTTACAACCAACGCTGTTCCAGCACTCGAAAGGGTAACGACCCCTGAAGCGTTTACGACACCAAGGGTAGACGTGCCTGTTACACCAAACGTGCCACCGACAGTCGCGTTGTTGGTTACAACCAACGCTGCTCCAGCACTCGAAAGGGTAACGACCCCCGAAGCGTTTACGACACCAAGGGTAGACGTGCCGACTACGTTTAACGTGCTATTGAGGGCTACAGCACCAGAAGCGTTAACAGTGCCAAGCGTAGACGTACCGGTTACACTCAGTGTCCCGCCGACGGACGCATTACCCGTTACAGTCGCTGTGCCAATCGTGAAACTAGACGCCGTTGCGCCACTTACAAAATCATTGATGCTGACTTTGTAAGCGAGGCCGTCGCTGCCCTGCGACAAGACGGCAAGGTTCGTCCCCGGCGTCGTAGGAAGCGTCGCCGCGGGGAGATTTGAAATCTTGACTAGAGACGCGTACGTCGGCATAATGAAATTTACCCTTTGAGCGACGGCTGTCTCTAATATAGCGTCTAATCACCAAATAGCGCAACTTTGCCGTGGTTTTGTCACGAAATGAAGACTACGGCATAGCCAAATTGTAGTTCGGCATCCCCGCCAATTCAGCCGCCGTGCCGTGAGGCGGGTTAGTGCTCAGGAGCCACGACAGCACAGTGCGAGTAGCCGGTCGGTCCGCTACATGCAGCAACGAAATAAGCGCAGGTATAGCCGTGTAGGCGTAGACGTTTCCCTCGTTTGACCAACTCCCGTAGTTGGACGCCCCTGAAGCCGCCATTTCCTTGCCGATAGCATCCCACGTCATCAACGGTGTGCGCGTCGCGCCATCCACCTTTATCGTTATCATGTTGTAAGCGACGCCGTCGTAAGGAGAAAAGCCCTTTGCAGCGGCTTGAAAGCGCCCGACAAGGAAAGTTTCCATCCACGTCAAGAAACTGGCGGCGCCGGAAATACCCATAAGAGCGGACTGCGCCGCGGTCGTCGCGAAGAAGTCTTGCTGCCACGGCGCCATTCGGAAACCGTCGCCGTATCCACCAGCAACTTGACCGTACGCCTCGCCCTGTTGCGCGGTCCACGCTGGAATCTGGTTGTTCAGGAAAGTCCAATTGTTCACCGATATGCGCGAATAGTATTCCTTCTCGCGGGACCCATCGGGATTGGCGTGCGCCGCCCGATCCAGAGCGCGCATACCCCATGCCTGGCCGCGGACCTGATCTTGCCCGTTGGCGATGATGCCGAGTGCGTCCTTGCGGTAGAAATTCCACGTCACGAAGGTGTTGAAGGTCGCCTGTGCGTTAATTTGATCCAGATAGTACCGGGATCCTGTCAAAATGTAAGGTACGTAAGTCAAATCGGGCTGATGTGACGTGTCTGGCGTCCACCCACGATCGTCACCCGGCGGCGTTACTGGCTGCGTGAGGGTTGGAGTGCCGCGGCCATCGGCCCACAGTGTCGGATATTTGTCCAGCGTCAGATAGCGGTTGTCCGCGACGTCAAAGAAGTGCCAAGGCACGGCGCCGGAAGCGTCAGCTTGAGCCAGCGCGTATTTCTGACTGTCTTTGTCTTGACGGATCAACCAAACAGCGACGCCGAGGGTTGTAGCGCCGATATCAGCGCGGCCACCAGTCGTTGGCATGTATTTCGTGACGCCGTTCGGCGCGAGTGGCTGGCCCCAGTCCGGTGCGGACATGCCGATCGCCTGATCAAGAAATATCTGCGCTGGGAGAGGGGCGTCAAGGCGAAACGGTAGGATAGAGCCGGTCTTGATCAGACTTGCGATGTCGTGGCGCAGCGTGACGGGCGGTTCCCCGCCACTCCACAAGGTCTTGTGCCACGTCTGATATTGGTAATGGCCTAATCCGATCTGCGTATCGACGGCCACGCCTGCCCACGTTATGACCGAATCATAGGTCATTTTTCCGCCAACCTGCTGCATAGTTCCGTCGTTACAGAACTGCACGTCGGTGCGGTAGGTCCCATCGACGTAGGCCGCGACGTCAAACACGATACGCATTGAACCGCCGATAGCGATCGATCCGCGCGATTCCGATACCAATGGACCATGCAGCCACGGCGACGCCATACCGGAAGTTACGGCACCACGGAGATACGGGCCTACATCGAACACGTGCGCGATACCTACCGCAACACCAAGGCCGCCGCGTGGTGTTAGGACTACTTGCATGTCCAAGTCAGAGACTCGGGAGGCGAGATTGACGGGTGACGCGGTAGCCGGGGCCTCATTCGTGGTGAATGTCACAGGCACCGAAGCGTTTGGCGCGATGTCAGGCTGTTTTATCGTGACGATGGCGTGCCTGATAAACCCATCGGGATAGGTTGTTTTCACATCCATTTGGCTCAGGATAGGGCCGCCGTTCGCGAAGCAAACGAGGCGGTAGGTGCTGGGGACTTGGCCTTTCAGGAAAGTTTTCCCAAAAGTTATGAACCGCGCCGGAAGCGTCGCCGAAGTTTCGTTGACGAGTGTGATAAGCAGCGACACGTCGCTAGGGTTGGGGAGCGGCGTCGGGTCAGGAATAGGGTCCGGATCGGGAATTGGATCGGGGTCGGGGACTGGATCGGGGTCTGGAACGGGATCCGGATCAGGGTCCGGCGCCGGGATAGGACGTGCTTCCAGCGCGGCGATACGGTTCACAAGTTCAGCGCGCAAGGCAGCAAGCGATGCCTCAAGCGCGTCAAACCGGGCGTTAATCGCCGCGGAAGGGTCCGGTGTCGGGATGCTGAATTGGGCGGCAAGTGTGTCGATGGACGAGGCCATCTGTGTCAAAGCCTGCACGGCGGTGTCAATCTGTTGCCGTATGGCCGACAACTGCGCATCAACCGTCAGATCGGACATTGATTCACCTATTCACAATGTGAGTAACACTTATGTTACCTTACGGGAGATATAGTCCCATGTTAATCCACGTCACGGTGCCGTCGGATACAACGGTGCCGGGATAAGTCGTCCATGTAGGCGCCGTAGCGCCACTAAGGCCCGGAACAACGCACGCAAACACGTATATTTCCAGCCCAGCGGCTTCTTCACCGACGGGATTCACAGGCGTCACCTGTGTGTTGATCGGGTAATACCGGTTCGCCTTCCAAGGTGTGCTGACATTGGCCTGCGTGACTTCCGCCGCCACGGCGATACCGTCGTCCGTGCCAACTTCGACGCCGAGAATGGAGGTAGCCCCGACGATGGTTTGGGGATCCGTCTGTCCGGCGTAAAGCGCGGCCAAAGGATCGCCTTCAATGGCTTCTTCGGCGTCCAATCCCGCGGCGCCGTCGCTGATGGCTTGCGCCGTGGTGCGTTCCTCGGAATTGACGGAAAGTGCGGCCTGCATTCTATCGACCGGATACTGGACTGGGCCGGGATAGAGTTTCACGTCGGGCCGCGCATACATCAGCGTGATCGGGTCGGGTTTTTTTGGTGCTAACCTGTAAGGATCTAGCACATCTAGGTCGTCTGTGCAACATAGTAGCCCCGGCGCATTAGGATCCGGATGCAGTTCTCCTAACGGGAACTTAAGGCTACACCGGGCACAGATGCCTATGCCCAGTGTAGAATTGCCAGAAGTGTCAAGATATTTAGGCACTGTTACCGTTCGCTATTTTGCTCTTTCATTTTAGCCCATATAACCGTGTGAGACAAGGACATCTTATCCCGTGTTTCCTGCGTCACAGGAGGTTTTCCGTGTAGCGCGTAGTATCTTTGTAGGCCCGCGGCCCTTTTGGCTATCGTCTCAGGGTCTTTGTTGTATTTTTTAGACATTTCGGTAGCGTTTTTAACGGTAACGTCGCGGTGCTTTAGTTTTAAGATTCTTTGGCGTTCGCGTTCTTCCGGCGTAAGTATCAGCGCCACTATTTCTTTTCGAGTTATCTCGCCGTTTTTAACGCTACCGTATTTGGGTTTTTTGCCACCAGGGGTAAGCCCTTTTTCCGCCGCTACACGTTTCCTAGACTCGCTCATTTTCTTTCGTGTAGCCTCTGAGTGGGTCCTCGGGTTACGCTCCAGCGCCTCGGCTTGCTTTTTACGATATTCCGGATCAGCCCATCGCCGTTTTGCGGCCTCCGACGACTGCTGTTTAATTTCGGGGCTGTTCATTTTCGCTTTCAGTGTTTTGGACTGCCTTTCTCTGTTGGCTTCACTGCTCCACCGTTCTACCAAACCTTTTGTTCTTGCGTCTTTAATGTGTTCATAACTCTCAGTGGAATATATGCCTTCTCCACCACCGACAACATTAAGTCCCGCGGGCCATATAGTATTGCACTCTCTCATATAGAATAATTCTGCTTGTTTTGCTTGTTCTATATTATCACACGTCTCTAAAACGTTAATGATAAAACAGTCTTTACCGTATTTTTTGATTGCTTTTACAAGTTTACGGCCAGAACTATTTGATTTATGCTCTCCCCAACGTCGTTCAACATTGTTAGTCCGTCCGATATAGGACCCGACGCCTTCAACACAACAATCAATCTTGTAAATGTACGTGATACCGTCTATAGCGACATAAGCCATTTTCGAGGTCTCCACTCGATAAAGGTTAGGGACGTCGGTTGCATCAACAACCGACGTCCCGCATATAGCATTTTATACTGATTAGCGCAAGAGCGCCAGACTATATTACGTTGTATATGGCCGGAGGTTAGGCGACCAACGGATCGGCGCCCGGACACGCTCTTCCGACCACGCAATCATCTCGGCCTTCACGGCCTTCATCTCGATGGAGTCGGCTCGCACTTTCCACGATTGTGCGTCCTGCCCCGGCACCGGAACCTCATAGATCAACAACGATGCCAGGCGCCAAATAAGCGCTTCCAGCCACCGCTGTGGAACCTCCACATCGTTCGTCAACTGACCGGGGTCCTGTATATACCGCCGGCACAGGACAGTCGTGGTGCCGTTGTAGAAGCCCTGTTGGTTCAGGACCGGCCAAGATTTCAAAACGGGCGTCGGCAACGTGCGGTCAAAGAACGATGAGTTGGGGCGATCCGAGCGAAACACGCGGTTCGGCAAATTGTAGTAGTCGTCTATATTGAGTGGACCCGTCTCAATATCGGTATTGTTGGCGAGGCACAGGTTCATCTGTTGCAGCGCCCACGTCCCGGTCGGGAACACAATCTTTATATACTGCGTTGATATCGTAGGGTTCAGTTCAAAATAGGACCATTTTCCTACTTGGAACGTCGTGCTGTCGAGCGTCTGTGACGTCGTATAGGTGATGCCGTCGTCGGATGTCTGCACGAGAACCGCTGCCGTCAGAGACGACACGCCGCCAAGCAAGACACCGATATCGTCCACTTCGGTCGGTGAACCAAAGTCCACGAGGACCGCGGCGTTCGGGCCTGTAATCGTGACGTCGGTGCCGGGTTCGCCGCTAAACAGGTCAGAGGCGTCGTTGCCGGCAGACGTGGTCGCCGTGCTGCGATACGGGTTGAACATACGCCAATACGAATGCAGCACCTCAACGGTGCCGAGTGGTAGGTCCACATCGGCGGAACCGATCGGCGTGTTGAGCATATAGTATTTGCGGGTCCACAATGGAAAACCCGCCGCCACCCATTCGGATGTCAGCGTGAAAACCAGATCGCGGGCAACTTCCAGTTGTTCTGCGGAAACCTGTTCGGGGATTAGACCGGCACGCCGATAGGCGTGGTCAACAACCCGACCGAGATTGAACGTATATCCGCTGACCGTGCCGCTGGTTGCCATTACCCATCCTTCGTATCCACGGTCGCTTCAGGATTCGGCAGCACCGTGACGCCGTTGATCTCGGGTGCATCCTTATCCCACACACGCTGCATCGCCGTAGCGGCCTTAAAGAGATAGAACGCTACGGACGCGTATCCTTCGGAGTCTTCCATGGAAGCGTCACGCTCCCATACATCGGCCCACTCAAGAATAGTGCTGGATTGGGCGAGTGCTACTTCTTTGTGCATCAGCGACCACGCTTCTTCAGTGCATTACCATACATCTGCGAATCGCCCGGCGACCGTTCCATCGAAGGCTGGACGCCGTAGGCGATCACGCCGCCGGGAGTGATATTGTCGGGTGTACGCGTCTGCATCGGGTTCACGGGTGGACGCTGGTTCGGGGGTAGGTTGGCGTTCACCTGGCCGGGTGATTTGACCATGCCGCCGGTAGCGAAGCGCTTGACCTTGCCTCCCTTGGCGTAGCCGGGAGTCTCTGTATCTTGCTTGCTTTTAGCCCGACTAGAGAACACCACCCCTATATCCCCGACACGGCTGTCGTCAGATACACCCATGTCGGGTTGATTGTATTTTTTTCGTGCTACGGATTGCGCCGCTACATCAGGGTATGTCGAAGTTATATCGCGATGCAGTCTACCACGATAATCTTGCCGGTCGCGGCGTTCCGCGTTATCCGCGCCGCTCTCCATAGCTTCTATTTCTTTAGGCGACAAATCGATAGGCGCCCGACGATTGACAGCGCCACCGTCTGCCTTCTTCATCACCTTCTTCGGCGACAAATCGCCGCCGGTAAGACGAAGGCCGAAACGCGCCGCGGCGCCGAGGGAGCCAGGCGAGTCCTTATGTGATTCCATGTAGTCGTGAGTGGACTCGCCGGCGCGCTTGGCGGCGTTCGTCATACGACCTGGATGCTTGATCGCGCCCTTGATAAAGCCGCCCTTGGCAAATCCGTCGGGTGCATCCTTGTCACGGCTCTTGTACGTCTCGCTGCGGTGCGAGGACCCGGCGCCGCCACCATCGGCGAAGTGCTTTTCGGCGCGCTCATTGTCCTTGGTCTTTTCAGACCGCTCGTCGTCACCCATGCGCTTGCTATTGAAAGCAGGGACACCACCCTTCTTCATCGCCGGAACGCCACCCGCGACACGCGAGCCTGCTGGTGCCGGGATGGCGCCACGGATAGGCGGGCGCGGCGCGGCGGCAAGCGACGACATGGCGGCAGGTGCATCGGACATCGGAGGAACAGCGCCGCGGCGCCGTGCCACGTTGCCGAGACCGGACATGGCGGCGCGGGCACCCAGCATCTTCGCGACGTTCTGCGGCGCACGGGCGCCAGGCATATTCAGGTCGGGCGCCGCAGAACTCATGCCGCCCTTGGCGCGAGCCTGTTGAGCGGGCATACCCATGAACTTCTGTGTGTAACTGTGGTCGAAGTCCGCGCCGTCGGGCATATAACGAGGAGGCATGGGTTAATTCCCCTGCTGCGTTTGAGTAAGCTGGCCGGTGCCGGCACTTGCAGCGGCAGCGGTAATGGTGAGGCGCGACGCGCTCACGGGGGCGACGATAGACCCTGCCGCCACAGTCGTGACGCCGGTCATGGTTGGCAGCGTGAAAGGGCGTGGATTGGTGACGCCGGAAGGAAGAAACGTGCCATAGACGTCGTCATAGGTCACATCAACCTGTGCCGTCACATTGGTGCCGGTGAGCGGGTTGTAGTAGAGGCTCACCTGAAAATTGGACGGGTATTTATCCCATGGAACCCATGGACCCGACGCCACGGTATTCGTACCGGCGGTGACATTACCCGCAGTCAACTTGCTGCTGGTGATGGATGTAACCGTCAGGTAGTCGAGAACTGATTGGACAGTGGCACCAGCCGTGGCGCCGGTTAGCGCTTCGGACTGGGTCTGACCGTTGCGGTCGGTGCCGGTGATGGTCCAAGTCAGAGTGCTGTCGTCTCCGACACTGGTAATGATGACGCGCCGGGCGCCGGTAGAGGCGGTGCCGAGAATAGCGACACCGCCCATTACCTTGGAGCCGTTCAACGTCAGGGATCCGGCAGAAGCCAAGGACTGCGCCGTAGCAATTCCGTTTGACACCGGGGCGTCAATAATGATGGTGGTTACTACGGGGCGCATGCCTTACTGCCTTTCTGTTACCAAAATAGCCTATTACGCGAGGCGGTAAAGAGTGAAAACGTGCGCCGCCGTGCGGCGAGCACGGAAATGACCGCTGCTGTTGGCACGGTCGCTATCGCGGCTTTCAACGACCATGGACCCAACCAGTGTCCAGTCGGTATTCGTCGTGACAGTGATGTCTTCCGCGGCGACCGTGCTGGTATTGATGATGAAGAAATCAATGGAATCATTGACAGCAACGGTAGTCGGAAGTGCAGCTTCAAGGCTGGTGCCGAGTGGCAACTGATACGATGCGCCCGCGCCAGCACCCTGGTTGCCGGTGATGATACCAGACAGAAGTGCAGCAGCGGTCAACGTCGCCGAGACAGTCTGCGCCGTCGGCGCACCCTGCGTGCGAGACTGGTTGCCGCGAACAAACATCATACCGGCCACACCAGCGGTGCCACCTGTGGACGCGCCGCCAGCCCCTGTCGTGACTACAACAGAACCGCCCGCGCCACCATTGCCCGTGCCTGCACTGGCCGCCCCGCCGGCAGCCGCAGTAACAGCAATATTTCCACCGGCTCCACCCGCGTCAGTGCCCGCCGAAGCGGTCGCCCCGCCAACACCGGCACCGACAGTCGTTGCACCGCCCGCGCCGCCAGCGGCAGCACCGGTATCAGTCTTCGCACCACCAGCGCCGCCGGAAATAGAGGCTGCCATACCAGCGCCGCCGGCTGTCGTACTGGTGCCAGCCGCACCCGAGCCGCCGGTAACGGCGATCGCAATCGGGTTGCTGGAAGTGTCAATACCCTTGAGCGTCGGCGTCGCTAGACCGTTCGGAAAATTCGTCGTAGAAATATCGAGAGCCATGTGAAAAATCTCCGTTAGTTCAGTGTTTTCGTGCCCTCTTGCACGCTTGAAAATTCCGAACTTCTATGCGCTATTTTAGCATGAAATTCCAGATAGTCCACCGCCTTCCGGAGAAGATCGGGATCGTCTTTGAAGCCGCCAAGCGCTGTGTTACACGCATGACATAGAAGGTCTCGTAATCTACCTGTCTTATGATCGTGATCTACCGCCATACGTGATGTAGTTTCAGTTCGGTGGTCCACACGAGTCTCTTGACACCGACATATAGCGCACAGGCCGCCTTGATTTTCATACATGGCGTTATAGTCTTGAAGGCCGATGCCGTATTTTTTACGTAGGTCTACGTCAATAGTGCGATCTAGGTTTGCGATACGCCATATTCGTGCGTAATCAGCCGCTTGTTTTTTGGCTTCTTGTGTTTTTGTATCCCGTCTCGGTTCGCGCCAGAATACGTTACCCGGCTGAAAAAATGTATCTTCGTTTACCCGACTTATGGTATGTTTAGGTGAGGGTCGCTCGCCTACCGCACCAACAAAAGCCCAAAAATCTTTCCACTCCTCGCACGTAACCTTGGCGTTATAGCGTATAAGGGCGTTCCAACACCTATACAAAGGGTGTTTTTCTCGCGCACCCCAATCAGCGGGGCGTGTAGGTGCTACCGTACCGTGACGATGCAGTCGTCTGTAGTGTGTATTGCAAAAACCGTGCGCCGCATGAGGTTTATCGCATCCTTCAAACGAACAAATCAACGGGTCGGCGTCCGACATATCCGTAGTGCCGGTACGTTTCACCCTATAATAGTGTTTAGAACACAAACCCTTAGCAATGCTTAGCGCGTCACATCCGTCTACACTGCACACAGGTGTTACACGTCGTGTATCACCTGTGTGGCCGTGTTTACGCCAGCGTTCATAATGCATGCCGCACATATCTCTTACGTGCGCTAGGGACGTACAGCCCACAACCATACATTTTTTACCCGACGGTATCGCAACCATGTATTTTAACCTGTCCTGTTTAAGCGCTTATACAGAGATGTATATGCTATAAACAGGACAGAGTCAAGTGGTCACAACCCAGCAGTACCAAACACTGTGCGTGGATCTGTCCAGCCAGTTGCGTATCTCTCCGTGGACTGGTACCTCATCGAATTTGTCTCAAAATCGCCCTCCATCGCTTTCTTGAGACCGCGACGCATGACGACCTTCAGACCTTCGGGGGCATCCGTGTTGACCCACCACGCCGTGTTGCTGGTGAGGCGGGACATATTGAACTGACCCTCCTTCAGCATACCCATAGTGACGACAGGGTTCACGTCATTGTTCGCCGTCGAAGTGCGCAGAGCCGACTTCAGGATAGTCTCGGCCTGGAACACGTTGGCGGGCGAACAAGTGATGGCACGCGGCTGAAGACGGATCTTCTTGCCGTTGTTGTCCACCGCCTGACGAATCTGGATCAGCATCTGTTCCAGCGACGTCTGGCTCAGCGCGGCAGCAGTAGCAAGTTGGTTGCTGAACGTACCGTTCACGATTGGGTGATTGGTAGCAACCAGAGACACACCGTCGCCGCCGGGGTACGAGCCGCTGAACGCGCGGTTCAGATTGTTCGCGGTCAGCGTCTCCTTCGTCTCAATCTGAGACTGCGCCAGATGCTTCGAGTACGTCTGACCAATACGGATATGATCGCCGTCTTCGATAAGCACCTGAGTGAGAGCGAACGCAAGGCCCCACACGCGGTACTGGTAGCGCTTGATGAACAACTGCCCGCCAGCCTGATAGGTCAGAGGCGAGCCGTCCGGAACTTCCGGCGCCGCGCTGAACCCGTACAGGACCGGCTCTTCGTGATACGACCGGGGAATACCGGTCACTTCACGGAACGGCCCGCGCCACTCATCCACACGCTGGTCGTAGACACCATCGAACTCTTCGTTCAAAATTGGTTCTACTATCGATCTGAAATCCGTTGATCGCATCGGAATAGCCATTATTCGTCTCCTGTAACGTTACGCTCTTCGAGCGCATTTCGAATGCCGTTAATACGACGGCTACGGATACCGGGGTCTTTCCAAGAATTAGAGATGCCGGCAGACCGACCATCAAGCATACTGGCTCGTTTGTCAGTGTCCAACCACGCCGTTTTCTTGCTTTCGCTCAAACGTGCTCTTTTTTCCGGATCAGCCCACATACGGCGAGCAGCCTCGCTTTTTGCCGCTTTAGCGTGAGGAGTTGCTGACTTCTTTGCGTTATTCCGACGCGCCTCTAGCGCTTCAGGTGTCAGTGTTTTCTTTTTCCCTTTCATAGCGGCGATACGCTTCGCACGCTTTTCGGGATCAGACCAACACAAGGCGTTCTGACGTTTTGTGGCAGCGCTTTGAGCCGCTTTCACATGCGGCAAATCGCTACCAGTATCTTCGCCTCCGGCGCCTAGATTACAAAGAATGCCGCCTTCGTCAATCCCTTTCCGGCCTAACTTCGCAATGTACGCCTTCTCTATAAGCCAAGCGTATTCCCGATCAGGGCATACCACCAACACTTTGCATTCGGGAACTACCCCTAGCGCAAAGTGTTGCTCCATAACTTCTTGCACCCTTGGATTGTAGTGCTTCCGCTTGGATTTGGCCGCACGTACATGCTGCAACGGACGCCCGCGAGTACCAATACCAACATAAAAAGGTTCGTACGGGTAATCGGGTCGGGTATCCATGAGCGAGTACATGATGAGAGACATATGTTGCTGAGACCTTTAGTAGATCGACTTCTGGCTGCCAGGGCCAACCTGCGGGTAAGCGACACCAACGATCAGATCGGTGTACAGATCGCCACCACCTTCGGCATCTTCCACGCCAGTGTAGAACTCCTCAAGGAAGAACTGACCCTGGTAGGTCGTGGTAACGCCGGCAGCGTCAACCGCGGCCTGCGACAGACCGGTTGTGCTGTTGCCTGCGACCGATGACACGTTGAACTGGCTGCCCATGAGAGCCTGTGCGACGGCGCCGTTGGCCTGCACGCGAAGGCGCAGAGCGGCATCCCACGCCGGCCACACATAGACAAACATGTCCTGATTGGACACGTAGGTCTGAAGCGACGGCCACATCGGCTGATCAGTCGGCTGACCCCCAACCGGCGTGTACGACACACCAGCGAAGATACCGAAAATCTGATCGGTAGCAGCAGTGACGGGCGAAATATACCCGGCTACCAGCTTAACCGGCTGGTACTTGAAAATGTTCCCGCTCTGGCCGCTCGCAATACCAAGCGGCATACGCAGCGTACGGGGGGTTCCGAACTGATGACTGATCGGCTGGAACCCATACGGGGTGGCAGTAGTAGCCATTGTGTTTTAACTCCACGATAGGGTTTATCGAAGAGCCAAAACCGAAAGGGTATTACTCTGTGAACACCATCGGCTTGGCCCGTTGGACCACACCCGCTGTGCCATCACCCATTTCAATGTAGGATCCCATACGCTCGGCTTCGTCCTTCATTGCGGCCACCGTGTTGTACAGCTTTTCCTCTTCGGCGAGGGGCTGGTCATGGTGAACTTCACGCATGAAGCGATTGTAGAGCGAAATCGGAATCCGGGCAGCCACCATCTCGTTCACGGCGATAACACCCGCGTAATCACCCGTCTTCATCTGTGACTGGCTCCAGTCGTAACCGGGCAAGTCAGTGGCGCGAATTAGCTCGTAGCCCATCCGCTGACGATTGATAATGGAATCGCGTAGGTTACTCGTCGTCAACCAGCATACATGGTAGCCGGCCATATTGGGCAAATTCGGCAACACCGAATGTGTTACTGAATCGCGGAATGCCTCGAACCGTTCGTCCTCAAGCGTGTCGCGATCATCGTCGCCATCTCGTACGTGAAAGCCGTTATCGACACCCAAACGCTCATCGGGGGCCGAACTCAAGCGCCGGGTGGCTCCGCGTGAGTTACGCCGAACCGGCGCCTCATCCATCATGCCACCACGCTCATTTTGTTCGTCCAACGTCTCGATCTCCGTTTTCATCGACCAGCATTCCCGTTTTCACGGTCGTATTTTTGAAAACCGCGCATGTACCTTGTGTACATATCCTTGTTTTCAACAGTACGACCGTCGGGTCCGAGGGCACCCGCAGCAATTAAAGCATCTTTTCGCTCAGGACTCAAGTACACTTTTCGGTCCGAGCCGGGCTGGGGTGCCCGTTCACTTGATCCAGGCGTCATAGGACCACGTCTAATCACCGGAGGACGCTCCTGTTGAGCGGGTTGAGTAGGCTGTGCGCTACGCGCTGGCGCCGCACGACCACGGGCGCCGTTGTTGAACCGGTGGGGCAGATACTGCCGCGCCCGCTCATCAATCTCGTCCCAGTAGTCCTGCGTCTGCGGATCAAACCCTTCGGACGCAACGGCATTGTCGATCTGCAACATGATGTTGGAGTCGAAGTCCGCCGGCTGGCCGTTCGCGTTGGTCTTGAGCCACGGGTGCTTTTCGCGGAAGTCCTCCACGAAGTCCATGACAGCCGCCGGCAGCGGCGCCGTGCGACGTTCCGGCTGCGCTTCCCGGCGGGGCTGTTCAACGTAGCCGCCGGCTTCGCGCCCGTTGTCACGCGGTGCATCGGAAATAGCCGCCGACAACTTGGCCTTTTGTTCGGCCAGTCGCTGACCTTCCGAACGCGCGTTTTCCCACGCTTCCAGCGCCACCGTATGGGCGTCGGCATCGGCGGACGTAATGGCTTCCGCCATATGACGTCGGGCCTGTGCGGCACGCGTCGCCGCTTCCTGCATCTGGCGATCCGTCGCCGCGACCTGATCTTCGATCCGGTTGCGGTCGATCTGGCTCAGACGCGGCGCAATGCCTTCCATCTCCTTGCGGAGATTTGCCAATTCAGCGCGAAGGGTCGCGTTCTCGGCGAATGTACGCTCCCGGCCTTCCTTGCGGCGCCGACGCTCTTCCGCGCGATTACGACGCTGGGTGCGCTGTTCTTCAGGGCCTTCGCCGCCGGCATCAATGAGCGGCTTGTCCGCGGCTTCCTGTTCGGTAAGCCGGGCCTCCGGCTCATCGGCCTCAAGCGGCTGAAGCGACGAATCGGTATCGACAATTTCAAAATCGTCTTCAATCGGACCGTCGTCCACGGCGTCAACAATGACGCCTCCGCGGGACTGTCGTGTCGGGCGTTCGTCTTCGTCTGCGCTTTCACGCATAATTCGATCGGACATGCTGGATTATACCACCAATTTGTTAAATGAAAGCCTTCACGGTCCGCGGATCAGCCGTAACCTTGACGCGCAAATCCTTTTCCATGAACAGAGCGAAAACAGCCTCGATTTCCTCAGTCTTGTCGGGGATTTCAATCCCGCCAACCTTCTTACCCTTCGTGACCTTGCTGGCCTTCACGCGCCAGCGGTCGCCGCCGTACTTGGGCGCCCGAACGTAGTCACCGACCTTATACCAGGCGCCGCCGAACCACTCTTCGCCGGTCTGACGATTGCGGAACGCGATGGGGCCAATAGCGACGACCTTGGCGACCTGCGTATTGTCCTGTTCTGTCTGCTTGGAGTCATCCACCAGGATAATGCCGCCCTTGGTCTTGTTCTTCGGGCTGCGGAACTGGACCACAACGAACTCGCCGTGCGGCGCGTGCTGGGGGTCCACGTTCGGAAAGGCTTCCTCCAAGTCTTGGTAGGAAAATTCAATCTGGTTCGGCGTCACGTCAAAAGTTGACATCAGGCGTCATTCCTCATGTGTGTCATTCGTCCATATCGTGGCGCTGAGAGTTGATAACTATCTCTCGCGCGTGTTTGAGACCGGCGTAGGTCCCTTTGATTATCGCGATGCCGCATGGATCGCGGGGGTCAGAGCCTAGAAGCCCCGCCACCTGGCGCTCCATTTCCGTCTCAATCAACTTAATGATGCGTGTTTCCATACATTTGGATACATGAAGCATTGATTGGTCGCGCGCAATACCATATCATGCTTATAGTGTATCTCGCGCACATAAGGTATATACGGTAGTTATGGTATCAAATGGTATTTCAGGTGACAGGCTGAACCGCAAGGAAGCTGCGGCATACCTGTCAAAAATGGGCTATCCCGTGGCGCCGCGGACGCTGGCGCGGCTCGCCACCATGCGAAAAGGACCGCCCTACGTGCGATTCATGCACCGGACGGTCCTTTATGAGAAAGCCGTGTTGGAAGCGTGGGCGAAGTCACAGATGACTGAAGTCGCGACCGGCAAATAGGTCAGTAGCGCGACTTGTCGTTGCCAACCATGTTCTTCGTTGACGGCTTCCCGTTGCCATACGGGTTGGACACGTCCAACTTGCCGAGACGGTTCAAGTGACGCTGTGGGACGGGCGGCTTGGCCGGTTCCGACGGCGACGCGCCCTTGGCCGAAGGACGGGAGAGATGACCTGACATATTATCCACGAGTGAAATCCTTAAATGTTGTAGTCGTCTGGACCGCCCAATAGCCCGCGGGTCCAACCAGACATGGACCGAACCCCCGCCGCGCGCAACTCTTTCGCGTGCTTTATCCACGGTTCGCGGTGCATCGTCACCACTTCCTGGATGCCGCGAGACAACCCACGTTCCATATTGTAGTGCGGGTTGTCGTCAATAGGGATCCCGCAAAGAATAACGCGACGGGCGCCGAAGTGCAAAGCGATCTGAACCGCGTACAAGCCGCTGGTTCCATTGCGCCATTCTTCCCTTACCGGAAGAACATCGGTCACATAGTCGGTGCCGCGAGTGCAAAACAGCCGCCCGTCATAGTGCTGCGACAGTTCCCGCGTGATCTCGTGGTGTAAGGTGCATCCGATATCCGCCTTTACAGGCAGATCGAACATGGCCCGGTTCACCGCGACCGTTGGGCCGTAAGGCGGCGCGTGACGAAGATCGGCGTAGACCGCCGCCGAACTGCCGACCACGAGCCACGGAAGATCGTGTGGGTTCGGCGGCACAGAGGGACCGTTGTAGGGCCGCAGACGCGGTGCTGCTTCGCCCGACATGAACGCGAGAAGTTCTTCCCGCGTCATTTCGGTCTTTTCTCCTGACAGGAGAGCGTCCAATGTAGGGCGAGCGTGTTCTTGCATCAGTAGCGGATACGGATGAAGCCGGGGCTGCCTGCCGACCCGGCAGCATTGGCGCCACCGCCGCCACCGCCAGCGCCGTAACCAAATGTGGGCGCGACACCAGGGTTGCCGACCGTTCCGCCCGTGCCGCCGTGACCGTAAATGTTGTTCGCTCCACCGCCGCCCGCGCCGTTGCCTGATCCCTGCGTGCCACCAAGGCCAAACGCAGAGCGACCGCCGACTACAACCTTGGATCCAAATCCGGCAGTTCCCGCTGTTGCGCCGCCGCCGCCGCCGGACCCGCCATATACCAAGGCACCAGATGTCGCTATGAAAGTTGTAACCGCGCTGTTAACACCGTTAGCACCGCCTGCCGCCGCTGTACCACCACCACCGACAACCTGTGGCTGACCGCCACCAGTCCCTGAAGCACCTCCTGTACCAGCAGCACCAGGAGCACCACCACCGCCACCGTAAAGTGTGACAGTGCCGCCACCGTTGGTTGATGGAAGTGTGATCGTCGTATTGGATCCGGTTGTGCCCGTCCCCGCCGCCGCGGCGCCACCAGCAGCCGCGCCAATCGAGAACGTCAGCTTGTCACCAGGCGCCACAGTAACAGGAAATCCCATGATGGCGTCACCAGCGCCACCGCCACCACCGCCTGCGGTATTCGCGGATGCTTGTCCACCACCGCCGCCACCGCCAGCAGCCGCGGCATCAATGTAGATAAGTGTTACACCCGCCGGTACAGTCCAAGGTGAGGACGATGCGTTGACCAGAAACACAGATTTGGAAGTTACCTGCGTACCCGTCGTTGCATTTACGGTAATTGTCATGTCGTTCTACCCTCAACCGTATTGCGGGCTATACATCCGCCCCGAGAACCACGCCGTCGCGGACAAGGTCAATGTCGTCGGACCCGTGGTGCTGAACGTCAACACGGCGCCGGTCGTCACCTTCAATGGTGGATCAATACCGACGGACACCGTCGAATTGGCCGCTACCTGAATACACAGAAGCGGCGTCACGGCGCCGTTCGATGGTGCGGCTGCCGCGTCATGCAGCATCACATACCCAGCAGTTGCACCGGTATTGACCTGAAAAAAATCCACGCCGCCCGCCAACGCCTTCATAACAAAAGACGATGCGCTGTTCGCGGACGGCGTTAGAGCCGCATAAGGGGCTGTTAGACTCGTCATATTGACGCTACCTTGCTAAAATGTAATGGCATTTTACGCTATCTTATCAAATACCTTCGGTCGGGTCCACCTAGCGCCTGTTGAGCGTCGCCCAATCATGCTGGATAGCCGCCAGTTCCCATAGCGCCGATACAGGACGCCGTAGATCAAGGGGCATCTTGGCGTAATACAGGCGTGCCTGGTGGTCTACCGCCTGCACCACATCCATAGACTGGGTCTGTTGCCACTCATTCAGGTCCATTAGATTTTCCCGTCTGACAATGACGCGCCCGTCGAGAAATGCCCCGGCGAGCCTGTCGTGGCCCGCATGGAGGCGATATCCCTCGCCGTCTCGGCGTCCTGTTCATTGGTGATCAATTTTACTTTGGCTTGCAGTTCCTGGCCCTCGCGGCGCTGCTGGATGTTCTCCGACTCCAGCGCGATACGGGCCTGTTCCTGCTGATCGTTATGCTGTTGTTTCTGCGCCTCAAGTTGCGCGTCCGACTGACCTTCCTGCGTCTTGCGCTGGTTATCCATCGTCGCAACCTGCACCGCCGCCGCGGACGGGTCCATTGGAGGCTTCGGCGCGAGGGTAGACATCATCTGCTGGGCCTGCTGCAACACCTGCGGCACCTGCGCCAACATCTGTTCAACCTCTGGCACTACGACCTGCGTAGCACTTGCCAACAACGCGTCAAACTCACGCTTGACCTTCGGGTCCTTCGACATGAGTTTCGCCGGATCCTGGTTGGTGGCCTTGCGCACCACGTCAACCGTCTTCTCCACATAGAGATATGCAATGTGTTCGGCGATGTGGCTCAACGCCATCGGCAGGTACTTCGGCGCGATGATCGGGTTCATCCCAAACATCGGGCTTTTCGTGTAGTCCAAGTGGACCTGCAGGTGGGCCATATGGTCTTGATCGGGGAAAACCATCACCGGTTGTCCGAGCGACATGCTCAAAGACTCGTTGACCGGGTTCAGTTCCTGCGGTTCCGGCTGATCCTGCAGAAGCGACTCCGGATCGGGCCACTTCATCAGTTTCAGGCCGGCCAGTTCCACTTCACGCAACTTCCAAAGCTGCGGCGCCACGACGACACGCTGCTGGATGTAGTTAAGCTGCGCGAAACGCTGCTGATCGGAGTAGATTGTCGGGTCGGAAACGCCCTGAACCACGCACGGGCCGTCATAATCACTACGCCGGACGATCAGTTCCTTGCCTTCGGCGTCGATCTTGACTTCTTCGGGCAAATACAGGCGATTCAGGCGATGCAATCCGGCCAGTAACCGGTTAAAAGCCGCGTGAGCACGTCCGTGAATGGCGGAAAACACCACCAAACCTTCTTCAACACGGCTCATCTGGGTGCCGACGGGCACCGGCGTGTTATTCGGACCCTCATCCATGGATGTCCGGACGACACCCTTGGCCGCATCGACCACAAATCCAAGCAACTGAAACAAGACACCGGACGGCTGGGTCGGCGAGAACGGCAAAACAACATCCTTGATGCTTTTTGCCTCTACACCCCCCTCAATCTCGGCAAATTCGCCAATCTGAGGCCGGATCGTCTGCCCGCCGACGCCGCTGCCCTTCATAATCAGGCCGCCAAAGGCATTATTGGCGTGAGCCGAGTCCAAAAGTGCCCGCAGAGCGCCCGTCGCCGCGGCGGACAGGCCGCCGATCAGTTGTGGCAAGCCAATGGACAAGGCGCCGCGCCACGGGATGAAGGGAAACTCAAAATTGTGCTGGATCGGCTCGAAAGTGGCGTCGTTTTCCTCCCAGTCGCGATACATCGACAGCATTTTGCGTGTCGTGACGTCGATGCTGATCAGATACGGGTAGAATCCACCGACTTCCTCGTCGCCGCAGACGCAATCACCGAGATCATCGGCCATTTCGTCCGTGAACTCGATATACGCCATCGTCTCGTAGATTTCGCGTGGGTTGTCCACACTCATCCCCGAGTCTTCCTTGCCCTCAACCTTGTTGGACGCCTTTTGGGCACGGCTTTCGTCGGGTTCAGTGCCTGGCACCTTGGCGTCGGCATCGACATACATCTTCTGACGGATGCGCTGCCGGAATTCCATCTCCGTGATGGTGTCCGTGTACGTCTGGCGTTCGGCGGACATGAAATCCGCCGCCGCGAAGGGGACGTACAGTTTGTCTACCGACCGAAACTCCATCTTCGGACGCCTGAGACGGGCGTCGTAGAACAGGTGGATGAACTGCGACCCGCCCAAAGGAACCTGCGTCAAGGTCGTTTCCACGACCGAGCGGGCTTCTTTCATCTGCGACGTGAGTTGTAGATTCATGTGGCTAGTGATACGATCTGCCTGCAGAACCTTATCGGTCGTAATCGCGCCGATGATCTTAGGTTTCACCGGACCCGACGGCGGCCATAACTCCTTGATGATGCGGGACTCGTAGTCCGTGCAGGCTTCCGTTATCATCGGATGCACGACACGGGAGGCACCCTCAAACTCGGCGCCGCCGGGTGCATCGTTGCCAAGGCCGGTACGCCGGATGCCTTCCTCATACTGTTTGTCGCGGAGTTTACGTGACTCCTTGTCGTCCTCAATCTTTTCAATCAGGTCGGCGGTGATAGAGTCTTGGGTCCGCTGGGAGAGAACTTCTGCCAGATTGGAGTAGAAAACGTCTTCCACGTCAATGGAGATGGAAATTTCCGTTTCACCGGGAATTTCAGCAAAAACACCTCCATCATCCGCCGGTTCGATCTGAATTTCGTCCGGATCAGGGTCAACGGAGACAAATTCTCCTGAATCGGCTGGCGTCAATGGCGTCGCCGCAGCCAAGTAGTCCCCCTCGTCGTCCTGACCGGCACGACGATCGGGCGGAAGTTGATTGCGGGTCGTAGGAAGCGCCATGACTGATCTATACCTTAGTTACGCGTATGGGTTCGGCGTGATACGCGGTCTGGTTGAGTTATGAATGCGCCGCGCTTCGCCGCGATCCGCGTCTATCTTCTCATCCCGATCTATATAAGGCTCATCGGGGGTAGCGTCCAGAATACCACGATTCCGGAGATAAGACATAGCCGAACTGAAAGTATCAACAAATTCATCGTGTTCGGTGGAGCCGGGGCCGGAAAAGGCACAGACTTGCTCAAGAAACGGCTCTACCCAATCCCGCGGCAATCCCTTCCGATCCGGACGTTTTGAGATGTCGGACTCAGGCACGAACAGCATCCCCTGATTGACAAGTGGCGATATGGCGTGCAGCCGTGTGGTCTTATTCTCTTTTCCTGGATTGTAGGCATAACACGGGACACCGTACTTGACAAGGAACTGACGCAGAGACGGACCACTTGATTTATCTTCGATAAGAGTGATGTCGGGACGCCTCGCCGGATCGGATCCCCATTTGATACGGTGCTGGTTGCGGGCCTTTTCAAGCAGTTCCGGCAGGCCAAGGTGTTCCGTCCAAGCATCGCACAGGAGCGCGGCATACTTGGATTTACAGTTCATCCGTCGCCGTTCGGCCTCGGTGAAATACTGGTTGACGTTGAACACGCCGAGGACGATGGACCCGGACGGGTCGGTGGTCTGGCGTTTCTTGTCTACGTTGTGCTCTGACGTCGCCGTGTCGTAAGCCTCGATGATGAACGAAAACATCGGTAGTTTCCGCTTGGTCACGCCGTCGGGCATATAGTATGGGAACAAATTGATCCAACGCCGCTTGATAATGGAGCGATCGGACTCTTCATCGATGTAGGCGCCGTCGATTTCCTGGCGCCCGAGAAGGGTGCCGGCCATGGCACGAAGTTGGACCCGGAAGTTATCGTCCAGGTTCTCCATGTTTTCGTAGGATGACCCGGTAACAAGCCTGACGCCTTCGCGCTTTTCAAAGCGCTTGAGGAATGGGATAGGCAGTGGCGTGGTGCCAAACATGGCGCGGGACGGCGTGCCGTCGGGGTATTTCAAACGCAGTCCAAATAAAGCGTTACTAATTACTTGCTCTAAGTTGCCTGCTGGTTTGTCCCACTGTGCAATTTCGTCCCCAATCAATGCCATGCATTGTGGTCCGCGAAGTCTAGAACCATCATCTGTAGCAGAAAAACCGCGTATTAGTGATCCATTTACTAGGCGTAGTTCGTGTGTTGACTTGTTATACGCCTTCTCAAGAGACCCACCTTTAAGACATTCCGCCGGAATTATTGAACAAAACCCCGCGTTACCTTCAAAAAGAGTGCCGCGAATATCGGACAACGTTGGTGATATGGCGTGCCCGATAAGGTCCGGGCAGCGCCACATTTCCCAAAACAACCACTCCGTAAGAGCGCGTGTATTGTGGGTTGGGATCATACCACCGCCGGCCAAGTACATGGCGTTAGGACTGTCCACGGATATACAGCGCATTGGCGCAGGCGTTATAAGTTCGCAACTCACGATCATCCGATGGCACTTGCGCAGTGCCTGCGACGACGGTGTGGAAACTATAAGGTCCGCTTTCCGCGGCAACAGGAACGGGTTGAACGTGGGTCGCCACGTAATCCTATAGCGAGGGCCATAATCGACGCCGTTCAGGCGCGCTCTATCTTCGCACAAGACAGGGCGACACCCGAGAGACCTAACCAGTTCCAGAACGGCGTCGGCCAAGGCCGCGGTGGTAGAACAGAACTCGCAGTAGTTTGACGCCGTGTAGCCATCACTATCCATCAACCCGCGCAACAACGCCAGTCTTTGCGGTATAGACGCCCTAAGATATACGTCAGGTACGTGTTTGTCGTTGAGCAACCACATACTACGTAGTTGTTTCTTTAAGCCTTTCGCGCGGATTATGGACGAGCCGCGGTCAAATACCAATTTTTCGGTTGTTTCGTAACCAGCGGCCTCAACTTGACTTTTGATAAACGTGTGATCGAAGTTTCCAGCGTAACTCCCCGCGCACAGTTCTCCCGTGTCGTTGTTCCCGTTGCCGAGCCAGTAGCCCAGCACGTAGGGATCAAGCGGCAAATCGACGTCAGGAAGTTCTAACGGCGCCGCTAGGGGGATACAATGATTGGTATCACCACGTTTGCCGTAGACGAGGGTACGGTTAATGTCTTCAGACGTGCGGATACGCGGTCCGGGGCTATCATCATATGTTTTCGGCTCGCCGTAGCCGTTTACCTTACGTTTCAAACGCCACTGCGGCCAATTATCAGGGAAACGTGTTGTATCCTCGTAAGGAGAGCGTGAAAAAGCCTTGCGGTCTGCATGGGTCCACGTAACCCACTGATGCTCGTCGCACGCTTCCAGAACAGTGTTGTCTGAAAAAGTAAACCTATACGCTTTTTTTGGAATATAGGTCTCTGTCACAAACGTAACACGGCACGGGACACCGTATTCATCAAACACTTCGTCGCCGGGGGCGATTTCACCCATAGTTGTCCACCCACTCGGCGTAGGAATACGCGTATTGAGTGTCAACCCTTTTCCCAGCCCGCGCCCAGCGCGAAGAAGTGTTATCTGCCACCCGCTATCCGGTGGTATTTGCTTGCCTTTGCCTGCCCCGCGTGTGTCGCTGAAGGCACTCTTCAACCACTCACGACGATGGGCGAACGCCGCAAGATCGGCGTCGTCTAGCATCGCGATGTTTTCAGGCGTCAGGACCGTATCAGATTTTATCATCAGCAAGTATTTCCAACGCTCTGGAAGCCTCGTCAAACCACAGCGTCCACGCCGGGTCGGACGAGTTTGGCACGACATACGCGACGCCGTATGGGGAGTGTATCTGCTGGGGGATAGACCGTGTTATGCGCTGTTCGGGGTCATACCCGGCCCGCTGGCACAAGGCTTTCGCCAGGTCGTGTGGTGTCACGAGCGGCCAATCCCTCCCGTGAACGTGCGTCCAATGGACCCACCAACGGCGCTGTCGCGGGTGGCTTGCTTCACCGCGTCGCCGAGATCGCGGACCACGGTCTGCGGAATTTTCCCGCCTTTCAGATCCGCGATAGTCTGGCGAGCGTTGTTGACGGGGGCTTCTTCGTCGGTGGACGCAATGAGGCCCCAGAAAGAATAGAGATCGGGCTGGTTGGGCATGAGGGATTCCTTTTGGTTCAGTCGCGAAGAGGCTTGACGTCGTTCTTGAGATGGATGATGCCGATGGCTTGGTAGAGATCGAAGAGCGCCTTACACGCGTCGTTAGCGAGACGCATCCAGGTTTCGTTTTGTTGGACGGCTGGATGATCGCGAAGATTGCTGTCAACCATGTCTAGGGCGATTGACGCCGTGTGCATAGCCTCGTGGCAGCCGAAGGTGCCGGGGCCGTAGGTGTTGTTGACGTCCTTGATGGGGGCTTGGTTGCGAGGTGGATATACGAAAGTGGTTTGATTGACGCCAGAGCCGCCGCACGTCGGACAGCGCGTGGTCGGATTGGACCACCCGTTGCCGGAGCAATTGCGGCAGGTGACGAAGGGGCTGCCTGTCTCGTCGCCGTTGTGGAGTGCGGGGTTGAACAATTGCTTCTCCATCAGTACGGCAAATGACTGGACAAACCAATCGCTTGGCTGTTACCGCGGCGAAGGGCGCCGAAGGGGAAAGGTGATTGGTTGGACGTACGGGTGTTGGACGTGGGACACGGAAGGTGCTCCCACGAGGCGGACAGGCGGCTGATGGGAGTGTCGGTAACGCGGTCAAGGCTCGCTTTTGCCTGGCTAAGTGCGATGCGAAGGCGGTTGATCTCGGTGCGAAGGAGATCAACTTCTGCGGCCCGCGGACGTTGACGCGTCTGCGTGTTGAAATCGTAAGGCGTACCTGGTTCCTCGTACGTGCCGAAGAAATCGCGTTCGGCTTCGGCGGTGACGGGGGTATTATACGTCGTCGCACCAAGGTCGTACGACTGTTGGCCGGCGAGTTGCTGCGCCGACTGGTTAAGTTCGTTTTGCCGCGCCTCGAACGCCTTGCGAGATATATCGATGCCAAAATCGCGACTAACTTCGGTGTTCAACGTTTGCATCGCATCCGTCAGATTGAATTGGTTTTCACTCATCGGTGGTAACTCCAAGTTCGGCGGCGATCTTATGGATGGCTTCCACTTCTAGGCGCCGTTGATCGATCGGCGACGCCGTGGAGTAGGAAGACCTGATCATAGGGATGTATTGCAGGAGAACCGTCCGGGCGCGGTTGACTGGGCTTTCAGACACCAGGATTTTGATAAGTTGCTCGTTGGTCATTGAGGTGCGTACCTTCTGTAGACCCACCATGAATCACCACCTGGCAGATAGCGGTAGTTGAGAACACGCCGTCGGCGATAGACGGTGCGAAACCACACCGTGCCATCATCATACGTATGCGTTGGAAGCCACGCAAAGCAGCGCTGCCAGGTAGGGGAGAGCCAGTCGCCGTAGCAAGGGCGGATATCGTCGTAGATCATGACGCCGGTGTCGTGTCGTCTGGATCATCGATGCCGAAGGTGTGGTTCATCGGATCCAGTAGCGACGCCGTCAAGTGACGGTTCAGGACATCGTGCGAAAAGGTGGGGACGAACGCCTCGCTCACCATACCGTGGTCGGCAGACACATAGGAAGCGGGGGAAGCACGCATATCCCAAACAACGATCGAAAAGCCGGCAAGGTCGGGGCCGAAGATTTCAATGATCTCTGTCACTGCGGTTGTCAGAGTGTCGGCAACGAGGGCGGCGCGGTCAAGGTCGGGGGCGACGGTCGTCAGGTGGAGGGGTTGGCTCGGGTTCAGGATTTTGTCGTCCATGGAGTAGGGGTCTCCTTAGATGGTTTGTAAGGTTGAAGAATACGGGGACATCGCGGGAGTGTCAACGGGAACAGATGGGGTCCAAAATGTTGATTTTGAAAAAATTTCAAATTTGAGAAGGTCAAAACGCCTGTATAGAAGGGGGTGGGTTTGTATCAAACATTTAAGCGTTTTGGGATTTGCCAAAGTGGTGAGACTGACCCTACGCGGCATGGCGGAAATTTTTTTCGCTTGGAAATTTTGGGGGTGGGGGTGCCCGATGTGTCGCCGGATGGCCGGCGGTCTAGGGCGGTTTCCGCCCTAGACCGGACCGGATCAGCGGGACCGGCTGGCTATCCTGTGGATGGCCGCGATGGATGGCGCCTCACCATCGCGTCGGAGTGCGTCCTGTATCGCACGGAATGTGTGACCAGCCTGGCGCATGGCGTGGATGCGCGCGATATCGTCGTGGGTATCGGATGGGACGATACCGCCCGATGCATCCCGCTCGTATCCATAGGGAACCTTGCCGCCAAGGTATCGAGCACGGTCGCGCTGATCGCTTTTGACTTGGCTGATCCGTTCGCGGATCCGGTCACGTTCCGCCTCAGCCACGGCGGAAAGGATCGTAAAGAGTAGCTTGCTTATGCCACTGCCTGCCACGTCGCCGCCGAGATCAATCATATGGAGCGATACGCCGCGGCGTTTCAGTCCGTCGAGCACTTGAAGTGCATCTGACGCGGAGCGGAACATACGATCCAGTTTGGCGGTCACGATCATATCCCCGGACTGCAGCACGCATAGCAACCTGGCACCCTGTTCCCGTTCGTGAAGTGGGACCGATCCACTAACCCCCTCCTCCTTATATATGTGCGCCACGGTCGCGCCATGGATCATGGCATATCCCGCGATGGCGCGTTGCTGCACTTCTAGGCTTTCACCTTCGCTTGCCTGCCTTGCCGTGCTGACGCGCGTATAACCATATACCGTCATGTTGCATTGTTCCTTTGTTCGCGTGCGTTGCGCAGGCTGTAGCACGCCACGCATCGCCAAGCAATTTTCCCATTGCTGTAGCAAGCGAACACAGAGGCGCGTTAGGCGTCGGATCCGTCCGGTGTTATCGTCGCCGGTGTGGGTTTCGCCATGTCACCTAGCTCAGCCAAGATCATTCTGCGCATCTCCCGTTTGCGCTCTTGATCGCTCAAGGTCAGCGGATCAATTTCTGGACGATCGGCCAAAATGCCTAAATGTTTAGCCAGTTTGTCAAGAGCCTGCAGTTTGTCCCAAAATTTATACTTATACAGCCACTCCACTTCGTTAGTGCCATCTTCATTTTTGGGGCCAAGTCTTCTAACAATTTCGACGGACTGAACCGCGCGGGCGGTTGCCGTGTCGAGGTCCTGCAGCGCTTTTGGTACGCCATCGTCATCCACAACGTTTCTGATGTCGGATTGCGCCACGTATGCCAATTCCAGCAGCACTTGCTGGGCTTTCAAGAGCGCGTCCCGCTCTAACTCTCTAACAATTTTGTTAGTATGTCTAACATAATGCTGCGAGGCTAGAAGTTTTTCCTTATACCCCGCTGGGACGTTTTGCCCAAACACTCGCCGCAAGGCTGTGTTTATATTCCTAGTTTCGGCATGGGCTTGGGCGATTTTTACGTCCTGATTAGAAAGTCCTGTCGTTTCGTCTATTTCCTCGTAATAATTTAGAAGTTTATTCTCATCACGGTATGTGGTTATGTCGTCTGCTATACGAATGGGCAAAGCTGGATCGGTGTTGCCGCCTTGCGCCTCAATTTTGAGCGGGTCTTTTTGAGCGCGCAAGGCTTCTGTCAGTGACCCGTCCGAGTCGATGAAGCCTTGAACGAACGCGCGTTTCTCAGGAGATAAAGCCACGGACCACCTAAAATAGTTATTGACAGGCTTCGGCTGTCATTATATATTGACAGCCATGGACGCCAAGCCTAGTTGACAGGCCAGGCGAAACGCAAGAGGAGCAAAGTCTATGCGCGGACTCAACATCATCAAGTATCCTTCGGGCCGGTTCGGATTTGTCGGGCGCGTTCCTCTCGCGCTGGCTTTTGAGGGAAGCGCCGAAGATTGCGAAACTGCCGCGCGATCCGGTCCGCGTATCGCACGGTTGATTGCTGAGCGCGAAGGCCGTGTGTTTCGCGAGTTATCGTGGGATACGGAAGCGGATGCACGCGCTGCGGCGGATGCGGCAGGGTTTCCTCTCACCTAGCCCTATCCCGCTAGGGCATACGATTGAGGCGGAACCATTCCGCCTCTTTCGCCTACCCTAGAAACAGGAGCAAAACACATGCACGACAACGAAACACGCGCGATAGACGCCGCGGCGGCGGGAATCGTGTTTGGCATGGGAAATTGCCTGTATCGCGCAATTCCGGTAGGCGGGAAATTCTATTTCCAACACGCGCCGGAAACCGTGTATCGCAAAATGAACAAAGCCGGATGGTACGCGGTAGACGGTCAAGCCGCGCCGCGGTTCCGCACCGGCATGTTGACCGCTGTGTTTTCTGTATAGGAGCAAAGCCTATGGCAACCATTCTCTACCGCACCGGTTCCGACGGATCTTTCATGGCCGCATGCATGTGCTGCCGCACCACGGCTTACGCCTACCCGACCAGCACACATGCCAACCAAGCCAAGCGCCATCCCGACCGGACGGCACGCACGATGCTTCGGGTGGAACATGGCAACCGCGATGATCTCGGCCTTACCCATGTTTACGGCCCGAGTCGGATTGATGAACGAGATCACATGTGGGTCAACATGCTGGTCAATTCCGACGCACAGAAGGGAACCGCGGCTTGCCCGAATATTCCCGGCATCGTCCTCCCTTACTAGGGCATACGATTGAGGCGGAACCATTCCGCCTCTTTCGCCTACCCTAGAAACACCCGCCGCAATCTTGGCTAGTCGCCAAACTTTTTTCTTGACTTGGCTGTTACTGTCATCATAAGATGACAAATCAAGAGGAGCTAAACCAATGGTTGATACCGTGAAACTGCACCGCACACTGTCACACGCTGTTACCGTGTTTGATACACGCCAGTCCAAAAAGAAATTCTATAACCATTATGCGCTTTCGTTGTATCTCGGCCGCGTAAACGATGTTTGCGACGCGGTAGAAGCCGGAACATCACTTGGCCGCGCGCTGTATGACAATTTCAACGACAGGCTTTTGACCGCACTCGAAAAGACGTGCGGCTTGCCCGTCACGTATGGCGGTGGGGGCCACGATAAAGGCCGCCCAGACTAATAAAAACACTTGACTGGTAAGAATTGTCAGCGTATGTTGACAATACAAACACAGGAGCAAAACCGATGGCCGACCCCTCAATCCGTACCTACCAAGGTATCCGCACCAAATATCTCGGCCCGACAAATACGCAGCCATCGCGTATCGCCGCCGTAACTACGTCTGGCATTCGCCGCGTCTGGACATTCAACGCGCTACAGGATGCGACAGGCAATATCGGCATGGCAAGCAGCGCACCACATCAAGAGGCTTGCCGCCGGTTGGCCGCGGAGATGGACTGGTGCGGCAAGTGGGGCGGCGGAAGCCTTGATGCTGATACCTATTTCTGGTGCCAAGCCGACGAAATTTTCACCGTCTAACACGCAAGTTTCTCTTGCGGTATCAGAGGAAAAACCCTATCCTCTGATACAGCAAGGCAAACACAGGAGCAAAACCGATGGCCGCGAAATTCTCTGAAAAATTCGATTCGTTCGTGATTCCTGGCGAGTCCGTTTCCGTTACCGTTAACGGAATCACCTATACCGCAACCGTCGAACACGACAGCGATTCGGCGTCACCGGATGAGCGCAACGATGGCTTTTGGCCCAGCCAAGATCCAAATTCCGCGGGATATATCGGGTCAAAAAGCAAGTCCACACTTGCGCGCCACACGGCTCACGCGAAGCGTGTTATGAAAGCGTGGGAAAACGATGAATGGTTTTATTGCGGAATTGTTATTTCCGCTTCCTACGGCGAAACCGTATTCATGAAACACGCTGCCAGTTTGTGGGGTATTGAGACAAACTATCCGCAGGCCAACGGAAAGCGGAACAACAGTTATCTGGACGATTGCGCCAATGAATTGCTGGGCGAAGCAATTCACGCCGCCGAGGAAGCCCTGGCCGATATCGTACAAGCCGCTTGCCGCGGACCGCGCTAGGCGCCGCCGCCATATGCAAGCCTGAGCCTGTAACCTAAACCGCTTCGCCCGCTTACACATTCACCCATGTAAGCGGGCGAATCTTTTTCATCCGCTAAATCCTATCAGGATTCCTTGCAGTCGCCTAAATCGTATTCGCGCCGTCATACACAAGCCCGACACCGCGCCAAAATAAATCAACCCCTACTGTATTTTTCCGTTGACACCGCCCCTTCGCCCCGCTAAATTCGTTCTTGTCAGACAAACCCAGGAGCAAAACCGATGGCCCGCAATACCCCGACAAATTCCGACGACGTGATCGACTCCCGCGATATCATCGAACGCCTGGAAGAATTGGAGTCCGAGCGGCAGGACCTGGCCGACGCTATCAGCGCCGCACAGGATGAACTTGACACCGCGGAGGATGACACGCCAGAGATTCGCACTTTGCTGGAAACCGGCGTGGCCTACGCGGAAACCGCATTGAACGACTGGGATAACGACAACGCCAATGAATTGAAGGCGCTGCAGGCCCTCGCGAAGGAAGGCGAAGAATGCGGGGATGACTGGACCTGCGGCTCTACCTTGATCCGCGAATCGTATTTCACGGACTATTGCAAGGATCTGGTTTCCGACATTGGCGACCTACCGGACGACCTCCCCAGCTATATCGTGATCGACTGGGAAGCCACGGCAAACAACCTCAAGGTGGACTACACCGAGATTGACTTTGACGGGGTTACGTACCTCGTTCGCTGAAACAACACAGAAGGAAAAATGCGTTATGTCAAACAACACCAAACGCCTATGCGTTATCCTGGCTGAAAATAAAAACAAAGAAGTCACCGTGTACGGCCCTTTCAATAATTCAATAGAGGCCGAGGAAGCCGCGGAACGTGACGACACCATAAATCAAGGGCTTGATTGGTGGATCCAGTCCTTGTGCAGCCTTGACAGCGCAGAATAGGAGCGCGGACCATGTGGACCATCGCCATTGACCATACCGCCGGCAAGTTTCCTGCCTACACCAGTCGCCGGGAGGCCGAGCGCGTTGCGCGCCGTTACCGGGCTTGCTGGACCCGACACCGTTATGCCGTTGTGCGGGAACGCGACTAGCACTAAGCCGTCCCACAAGCCCCCACACGCCACAATCGCCTAAAGGGGAGCATGGCTCCCCTTTTTCGTATCAACCCGCCACAGCCCCACCACAGCCGCCGGAAAGGCATTTCATGGAAAACTTGCACCTCCCCCTAGCCGCCTATTGCACCGCCTGGCGCCAACGCCGCGGCCTGACTCGCGCCGGTGCCGCACGCCTGTTGAAAATCGATATGCGGGCATGGGTCAAAATCGAAGATGGGGACGCCGATCCGCGCCACCCGCGCGGACGCCTTCGCGGCTTGTTGCACGTCGCTCTTGACGCACTTGACCGCGCGGACGGCATGACGGGAGCGCCGCTGCGGCGCGCACCGATCCCGCTGATTGCCGCCGATGCGCCACCTCGGCCCGCGCATATGTCGCTTCCGCCCGTCTACATGCCCGTCACGAAGCCCAAGAAGCGGTTCGGGCGGCTACCATGGGTCAACACGGCGCCAGAGGCGCCTCTGGACCCTACGCAGGCTGTGGACTACCTGCAGCCCTCCAAGCGTGGCCCAGGGCGCCCGCGGCTGATCCAGTCGCCCCCCGCTCCCGACGCGCCGCCCGTCGTCAAGCGCGGGCGCGGACGGCCCCGCAAGATTCCGCTCGCGACTGTGTAAATAAACGTTGACAGTGGGTAAACTGTCATCGTATGTTGACGGTGTTGAACAGGAGTGAAACCGATGACCCCCTTCGAGTTTTTCGTCGCCTCGGCCAACTGGGGCAGTTACATGAGCGCGGGCGATCCGGGCGCCTGCATGTACGGCTTTGACGAAACCGGCCTGCCTCAATCCGAGGAGCACTGCCGCGCGTGCATTTCCTGGCTGTCGTGCGAGTGCCGGGTTGCCGCTCTGGCTAACGAGGATCCCGAGACGGACCTGGCCGAGATTGAGGAGATGATCGCCTACCTTGAAGCGGCGCCATTAAAGGGTCCGTCTGGCGGTCGCGTATGGCCGTGGCGGTCTTGAGTCATGGTCGTGACGCGAAACCCCGAGCCAAGGGAGAACCGGACCCGAGCGGTTCGGCGCCTCCTGCGGCGGGACGGCTACGCCGACAACCTGAGCGAAGACGAAATGCTCATGTTGTCTCGTATGGTCGCTATGGGAGGCGCGAACGTCTCGATAGAGGTTCTGGCGGATGCCGTGAAAAGGGTGCGGGGTAGCGGTAAGGGGATACTTAGATCGAAAGACGCGCCCGGTCCATAGTCGCCGTGCGTGGCCGAAGGTTTATTGCAAAAGCGGTGTTTTATTTTTGTGACAACCCACCTATTTGCGCACCTAGTCATCCTAGTGCACCGATTCCCTATACTCTCTCTGGGAGAGAGCATCTTACTTTCATAAATATACCCCTTTTTGTCAATATACATATACATACCTATCATACTATAATTTATCCTTACCTTTTTATATGAATAGGTATACTAGGTATACTATGTATGCAAGTTATAGATTTTTACTGCACTTTTTAACTAGTGCACCTGTTTTCAGACTACCGTAAAGGTATACTAGAGGTGTGCAAATAGCTAAAAATTCAAAACATTAAAACATAGCGCTATAAATATATAAAACATTTAAGCGCTTTGGTTCGGCCCGCGGGGCACACCTTTTGGTGGGGTTGCACACCTTTAGTGCACCCCACTAGTGCACCTTTCAACGCTTTATTTTTTAGACGGTTCCGCCCACGCTGCCACCTCGGACGCCGATTTCGTCGTATTTGGTTGCATTTGCACAACGTCCCCTTCCCATGTCGGGTCCACATATCTGCTTAACTGAATACCGTCTTTCATTATGCGCTTCTTAACACGGCCCAGGCGTTTCAGGATGGACGCCACCCGCATTTCATCCGTTTTAGTCCACTGCCCCACAGGCTTTTCAACGCACGTTTTAAGGACATCCCCCACTGTCACCGGCGCCCGATGCGTGGCTAGGAACACCGCTATACGGTCTTCCCACACGTCCACCTCATACCTCTGCCCAGCGGCGCGTGCCTGTTCTTCCACCGGCGCCAATTCATCCAGCCACCAGGTTTCGCCGGCCTTGTAGCGGGTCACTGCCTCGGCCCATAGTTGGTCCCTAGCCGCCGTCAACGCGGCGCCGTCCATCGTCCTACCGGCGTCCCAGTCCACCCCACAGGCCACGGGCCAGAACCGCGAGGCGCCGGTCTCATCCTTCAGATAGCCGTTTGATCCGGGGTTAACCGTGGCGATGAAAATGCACTGCCGCGGGAAGTCGGCGGCGACCTTGCCGAATGTGGGCCGGTATCGGTCGGTTCCCGTGGACACAAACGCCTTGATGCGCGCGGCGTCTGTCTTTGACATGGTCGCCATTTCGCTGTGCTCTTGGATCCATATCCCTATGAGTTGTTGCGCGGCGTCCTTGTTCTGGATATCAGGACATGTATCCGTGAACCACGACGGGTTTGGCACCAATGACGCGCAAAACTTGCTCTTGCCGATGTTCTGATCGCCTTCAAGGGTCAACACCGTCTTGACCCTGCAACCGGGGTTATAACCGCGGGCCACCGCCGATATAAGCGTCTTGGCCGTGAATATGCGATTGATCTCCGTATCCTCGGCGCCGAGGTAATCAATCAACAATGTGTCGCACCGCGGCACGCCGTCCCATTCCAGCGATTCCAGGTAGTCGCGCAAGGTGCTGCGCTTGAGCCGCTGCGATTCTCCTTGAATAACCTTGAACGCGGACTCCGCTGAGATATCAACCCCTAACCGCTGCATCCATATAGCTGCGTAGGTTGTATCGTGTTCCGCCAGTTCGCGCGTTTTCCATTCTTCGCTCCCGGCTTCCACCCACGGCGGCGGTGTTACCAGGATGGTGCGGTATCCGAACGTATCATAAAACATACCGCCGTCACGCATCCACGGGGTTGCGTACCGCAGGATCGTTTGGGTATTCAGGAGGTTAGGCTTTGGCTCCTTCGTTCTGCTACTCATAAGCAGCATGTCTTGCCAGTCGCCTACGTCACCTGTGTCGATGGACGTCCAGCCGCTTCCCTCGTTCGATCCGGCGTCCCCCACGCCAAACTCAACCGTTGGCATGTCCCCTGGTGCCGTTGTCGCCGTCGCCGTCGTCGTCGCACCCGTGTCATTCCCTTGCGGCGGCGATGCGCTCATGCTTTCAAACTTCGGCAACGCGCCAAGGCGCTCAATGCGGTGATGCTTCAGCCACTCCTTTTCGACCAATGGCGTTCCCGTCTTTTTGGCGCATCGCTGCGCCTCAGCCCGCAGTGAACCAAAGCCGCCCGTGGTCGGGGGCCGCGCGTCCAACTCCTCCCACGCGGTCTCGCAATCACCTTCCTGATATTCAGGCAGTTGGCGCGACCACTCCCGCCATACGTCCAAACCTTCGCCGGATCCTTCCGACGATGCGTAGACCAAAATTCCGATAAAACTTTTCCAGTAATCCCAATTAATTCCAGTGTTCGGGATATTCTGCAGCGCTTCGCGGATCACATGAATGGGGGCGGTCTTGTTTGGGTTGGACGTCTTGTTCTCGCTCGGCACTGCATCGTCCCGCCGCGGCCCGACGTTCTCAGCCAACAAGGCCGCACCCACGGCGCCGATGGCACTCCACTTGTCCGCGTAACCCGGCAGCACGTTGAAGGTGATGGTCACAAAGCCGGTGCCGTAGTACACCTCTCCCTCTAGGCCGTCAGCCCATCGGTAAGACGCTTTCCCGGCACCAGGCCACCCATCTGACGCGCCGACAATGCGCAAACCCGTGCCCGACGGTGACACCTCTGTATAGGTGTTGCAGGCTTCCACGATAGCAGCCGCGGTATCCGTCAACTTGCCACTGGCCGGATCACGGCAACCATCGATGTCAATAAACAGAAACCGGTTGCTTTTGGCCGGCGCGAAACCGGCGCCCATCACCGGGTTGTCTACATTCCCAGCGCCGTAGGGACTGCTGGATAGGTCGGTCCACACCTCTTGGAAGGACCTGTGATTATCGGCCTTGTTATATCCGGTGAGAACGCCGTAGCGATTGCAAGGCCGCTTTTGCATTTTCCCGGTTTTAGGGTTCCACGCTCCCGACCACTGGATCCAGCGATTGGTCCGCAGGACCGGCAGGATACCTTGGGGAAAGGAGGCGAAAAAACTATCATCAGTCATAAAAGCACCATTCGCTTAAAGGTTGACAACTCGGGTGCTTGCTGTGTATGGTTGGGTTGACAGCCTCCCACGACCACAGCAAGCACCGTCCTAAAGCACCCAGACACCGCCGATCCTTTCACGAGGGCGGCGGTGTTTGCGTTTCTACCCGTCGGTAGTCTACAGTGCGCTCGTATCCCAGCGCGTCGAGGACCTTCCCCGCTGGGCGCCGGCGTCCCGCCAGGATTAGCCGGATCAATTCTACCGACACCCCTATCTGTCGGGAAAAGGCACGCATGGATCCCGCGGCATCGCATCGGCGCCGCAGTTCCACCTGAAGGTCCGTGATTTGCATGGTCACTTTCAATCAACAATTTAGTTGACATTATATACCTGATGTCGGTATGTTTGGTCAAGTCAGCCGAACCAATCCTACACCAACACGCAGGAGCACCAAACCAATGACCGACCCAATCAAGTCCTATAAGGGTTTCAACAAGGACATGACGTGCCGCGACTTCCAATATGAAGTCGGCAAGTCCTATTCCCTCCACGGCGTCGTCAAAGTGTGCGAGTCAGGCTTTCACGCCTGCGAACATCCACTGGACGTATTCAAATACTATCCTCCCAGCACGTCCCGGTTTGCCGAGGTGCTGCAATCGGGCGCCTTGTCGCGCGAAGAAGATGGCGACAGCAAGGTTGCATCGTCCGACATAACCATCGTTGCCGAGATCAGTCTGCACGAAATGATTGACCGCGCCGTGAAGGTGGCTTTGGACCGCGGGGGAAAGAAAACCAAGCACGCCACCGGCCACCGAGGCGCCGCATCCGCCACCGGCGACTATGGCGCTGCATCCGCCACCGGCCACCGAGGCGCCG